GTGGCGATCTCGGACACGGCAGCCAGGCAGGCGAAACCCAAGGAAAAGGCTTACACGCTTCCAGACTCACTGGGACTTTCCCTCTATATAGCCTCGAACGGCATCAAGAGTTGGCACTTTCGTTTTACTTGGCTTGGAAAGCAGGCGCGCATTTCATTCGGGACTTACCCGGACACAGGCCTTAAAGAAGCGCGCTCACGTAGAGACGGGGCGCGGGAAGATATCGCGCAAGGGATAGACCCGCGCAATTCGAGGAGGGAGAAAAAGGCCGAGATGATCGAGGCCAATGACCGAACCTTCCGCCGCGTGTATGACGAATGGTTGGCATTCAGGAAGGGAAGTATTTCGCCGGGGACTTACCGGATCATCAGCAACCTGATGGAACTGGATGTCTTGCCCGTGTTTGGCACAAGGCAGATCGACTCCATCAAGCGCGCCGATGTCATCAGTCTGATCCGGCGCATCGAGAAACGCGGATCCGTCGCCACAGCAGTGAAGGCGCGACAGCGAACCGGACAAGTCTTCAGCTATGCCATTGCTATCGGCCTGATCGAGGTCAACCCGACCGCCGAGATGCACGCCGTCACGGAGAAAATCGGGCAGCACAAGCCGCACCCCTTCCTGCCCTTCAGCGAGATGCCGAAGACTATGGCGGCTATTCAGGCGTGCGCATCAGGGCAACAGCTACGCACGGCACTTATGCTGATGATCTACACCGCCTCGCGCCCTGGCGAAGTCAGACGTGCCGAATGGTCAGAAATCGATCTTGAGGCAGCAATCTGGACAACTCCGGCCGCCAAGATGAAGATGCGCCGGGACCATTCGGTCCCATTGTCGACCCAGGCCGTCGCGCTGCTGAAAAATATGCTTCCCCTCACCGGTCACTTGCGCTACGTCTTCATCAATCGCAGTGACTCGACACTGCCGATCGGCACCAACTATGCGAACAACGTCATGGACGCCTGCGGTCTGACCGGCAAGCAGTCGCCCCATGGGTTCCGGCACCTGTTCTCCACCGAAATGAACGGGCGTGGACATAACCGTGACTGGATCGAGCGCCAGCTTGCCCACGCCGACAGCAGCTTCATCCGCGACGTGTACAACCACGCTGCATATCTCGAACAACGCAGAGAGATGATGCAAGAGTGGGCTGATCTCGTAACCCCTGGTAGCAACGGGGCGTAGAGGCGCCACTTCACCTCGGCGTCCTGCTGACCGAACACAACCAAAACTCGACGCACCACGGTGGCCGCTTCCTGGTATCAGGTATAAGCTGGCCCAAAAAATTGAACCGTGAATAATCGACCTTATCGCGGTCATGACCAGGAGTTATCAAGAATGTCCTTTACGCGAGAGCCGTTTCCTATCGAATCCTTTGAGCTTCTCGCTTCTGAGGAAGCCAAACATTGGTGGTTTCGAGCCAGGAATCGAGTGCTTCTGTGGGCTTTGGAAAATCAGATAGGACACTTCAATAGCTTTCTTGAAATCGGCTGCGGCACGGCTTTCGTTCTGGAAGGGATTCACAAAAGCTATCCTGATGCAGATCTTTATGGCTCTGAGTATTTCGAAGAGGGTCTGGTGCATGCCAGGGGACGGATACCTGCAGCTTCTTTCGTTCAGCTCGACGCAACGAAAATGTCTGAGTCAGCTCGCTACGATGTCATTGGAGCTTTCGATGTTATTGAGCATATTGAGCAAGACCAATTGGTACTGAAAAATCTTGCACGCGCCTTAAATCAAGGCGGCTCATTACTGGTTTCAGTCCCTCAGCATCGCTGGCTGTGGTCAGAGGTAGATGAATATGCTTGCCACATCCGTCGTTACACGCGCTCGGAATTAACGCAGAAGGTCGAGTCCGCAGGGCTCCGAGTAAAATACGTCACATCCTTTGTTAGTCTTCTGGTCCCTGTGATGTGGCTTTCACGAATGAAAGCCCGCAAAGGTGAATATGATCCAATGACCGAATTCCACATCCCCAAATGGCTAAATAAAAGCTTGGAATTGGTGATGAAGGCTGAGCTAGCCTTATTGAAATTTGGGGTGCGGCTACCGATAGGCGGCTCACTTCTTCTCGTAGCAACAAAATCATAAGCCCCAACTTATCAGCGGCACACGTTCATCACGTAGGACTGCAACGCCTTCAGGGCTGCTTGGTCGGCGATAATACCAGCGCGGATGGAAAGAACAGTTGATCCAGCAGCTGGAGCGAGTTCGAAGGTGCTTGCATCGCCCAGGCTGGCGCCGACGGCGGTACCGGACAGGTTGCCGCCACCGGCACTACAACTTCCCGCGAGGCGCAGCCGGCGAGCACCAGAAGCAACATTAGCGCGCCGCTTGTCATTTTCAGCGAGTGCATTCGTTTTATCCTCTTGAGCTTTTTGATCGAGCGCGGCGAGCGCCTGTTCGGCGATCTGCTGTTTTTCCAGCGCCTGCCGTGCCTGTTCGGTCGCGGCATTCGCAATCGTGGTCATGTCGGCCTGATGGGCGACTTCCTGATCCGAGAGCTTTTTCTCGTACTTGTTGGCCTGCCATTGCCAGGCGCCAGCCGCGCCAGCACCGATCAAGGCCAGCGCGAGCGCCAGGTAGCCCAACAGCTTTGCGACTTGTGCGTTCATGCAGCGGACACTCCTGCAGCGATTGCGTCAGTACCACAGCTGCCGGTGTACAGAGCGGCCTCGGCGGCGCGGCGACGGGTCAGGCCGCGCATGGGCGCCCCGTCAGCCTTGTTCCAGAACTTGAACTGCGCATCAGCTCCTGCGACATCGCCGGCATTGGTCAGACGTAGCATACTTGATGGGTTACCGCTCTTCAGCACCAGCAGGCCATCCTTTTCACCCTTCTTGCCCGGGCCTACGTTGTACAGAAACGACACCAATGCATCGAACTGGCCCTGCGTGATTTGCGCGGTAACAGCCTTCGAGATGGACATCTCCCGCGACGCAAGGTCGATGACCAATTGTGCGTTGGCCTGGTCCTGCGTCCACACGAGACCGGGAACGACTTCTGGGCCGGTATGCCCCCAACCGATAGTCCATGGCGCGCCACCTGTGGCAGGGTCTGGGTACGCCGTCAGCGAGCAACTCTCGAAATACTTCACCACCGCGATACCGTTTTGTGAGGTTTTCAAGGCTGATGCCTCCTATTTGTTCCAGATGCAAAAACGCCGGCTTGTTGGCCGGCGTTCGGGAGGATCAGCAGCAACTGCTGTGTTGTAATGCTCATACATTTCACCTAATTAATTCACTCGACATGAGCTACATCCAAAACCCCTTGCAAGTTTTTGTCAGAAATGTACGCCAACAGAACAGGGTCGGTATCAGAAAGCTCTACGACGTCCGGCCAAACTTCTGGATCTTGAGGACAAGTGAATAGCGTGACAATCTTTCCGGATGCAACCTTCGCATATGCAGTCATATTGAATACCTGCCAATGTATATATTAAATGTTGGGCCAGCCCCAGATGTTTGCGCAAGGGTATACGCTGTTTGTGGGCTTCCGAGAAGAACACCAGAAAAGTTGCCAATTGCGCTGCCGCCAGCGGCAAGTGCTTGGGATAGATTTTGCTGTCCGCAACCCTGAGCATCAGCCTGTATGTTGACACTGAGATTCGATGCTGAAGATGATGAGAGCCCAAGCTCCCCAGAAACCTCAATAGCATTCATTGGCACAGCAGAAGCTACTGATAACGCTGATAGTGCCACGTTCACCGTGGATGAAAGCACCGTTACAAGCCCAATAGAAACACTTCTTCCGCGCACTTGCATTGTTTTAAATTGACTACTCCCATTTGTTGGAACAACCGCCAGCAACGCAGAAGCCGTATAACCAGTCGGCATGTTAGCGCCGCCATACACTGATGCCATAACAGCAGACGTGGCATTAGCGGCCAATATGCTAGATGCGCCAGTGCTTGGGTTATAGATAGCATATAGCGCCACAAAGCCGCTAACTGGGGCAGTACCTGTATCCATCCCCCCGGCACCAGTGGTCGCCAGGTTAATCGCTTTGCTGTACGAAATCAGTCGGTAGGTCTGTCCACCAAGGCTAGTCCCAACAACAACCTCATCTGCGGTAAATGTTGCTGATGCTGATGCTGCGGTAATGCTCATCTTCGCATTTGCTGCTGTGCCAATCGGAGCTGCAGCATTCGCCCCGGCATAAGAAGAGATGTACCAGCCGGTAGAGTTGCTTGTTAGTTGGACCTGCTCGCCAGCACCGATTTGAATAGTGTTGGTAAACAAGGTGCCATAGATATTTGCAATCGTCTCTGATGCGTTCGCTTTCAGCGTGGTCGCACCATACGCGGAAAACGTCATTGTCGTGCCGGAAGGCGCACTCGCGACCGCAGGAAGCGTTTGCGTGGTGCCTGCGGCAAGCACAACGATGACCTGACCAAGACTGGTCGCCGTCCAGGTGGTATTTATACTGGCAAAGATAAGGTTATTGAAGTTGCCGAGCTGTGCTTTTTGCACGGCGTGCATGCTTTGCGTAGCCGGGGAAACTTGCTCAGCTGCGCCTGTGCAAAACAGCAAGATGTAGGATCCGCCGCCAATGGAGGTGTTCCACTGCGCCCAGCCGTCACCATTGGCAACGATCTCACCACCCTGGAGCGCGTTATGCGCGCCACCAACAAGCGCCACAGGACCAAATCCATCGTTTAACGTGCACGCGCCGTTGTTCGCGAACTTGGCCTTAAAACGGACAACCTGACCCTCATTGCGGGCAGTGATCGCTGGCGTGAAATTGCAAACATAGGTGTTGGCCGTGCCAGTATCGATGGCGAACGACGTGTTGCCGTTCTGGATCGATTGCAGCAGCCCCGAAGGCAGCAGCGGCGCCGAGGCATACTGAGCAATACTGGACGAGGTAATAGTGGTCTGACCATAGGCGACGGTCACAACATACAAGCCGACATAGCCAGCGTCCGGCGCTGGAGTGGTCTGGCTGCCGGTCGCCGCCGACGCGCCTGCCTTGACTGCGACGACGGCAATACCTTTGCGGACCGTATTCTGGGTCAGGCCATTGTTGCCCATCCCGCTATAAGGCAGCGCCGGGTTGGCACTGTTGTAATACGGCAGCAAAACGGGCGTTGCGTCAGAATCCTGATACGTCACCTGGATCAGGTAGTTGATGGACTGCCCGGTCGTGCCTGGCGCTGGGCAACTCAGCGTCACGCCATCCAGCAAAATACCCTGCTTCATGATCGAGTGCGTGGTGTCGGCCGGCAGCGTCGAGAACGCCAGGGCGTCGATGGCGGTCAGGCTGTAGATCTCGCCCGGAGCGCAGACCACTTGCAGTGAGGCGGGTCCAGTCGGCGTCACGGCAAAGCCATTGGCGACTGTGCTTGTGCCTAGAACTGCTGCGGCGAGCTTGGCAGATCCAATCATCGCGTCTTTGGCCATTTGGAGCAGGCTGGTTTCCGGCAAGATTTGGCCCGGGTAAACGATCTGTCTGTCCATGGAATCCCCAATAAAAAAGCCCGCTCAATGGCGGGCTATAGAGTTGAATGAGTGGAGTTAGTTGGTGATTCGGTACCAGACAGTCGTGCCATACATCTTGGTCGCCTCTATGGCGGCAACGATGTCGGCATCTGATACCTGCGGCGAAAGCTGCGAAGCCGGAACCAGACCACTGGTGGCGCCAAGGCCGAACCAGTTGGTGTGAATGCCTGGCCAGTTCGCCGCACCGTTGCCGGCGGGGCGATAGGCGGTGACGAAGGCCTGATAGGGGCAACTCGTAGAGCCAAGAGGCCCGGCCACGCCAAGTCCCAGCGTCAGCCCAAGGCAGCCACAGTCATCTGGCTTGGCCGGTTCAATAATCAGTGGGTGCCGACCGGTCAGATCAAAGAGCACCTGGTCCATGCCGTGGCGTGTGGCGCGATCTCTGAAAATGTTGATCAGGATTCGATTGCGATAACTCGGGTCAAGCTGCGCGGAAAGACGGATCAGGGTATTCCCGAAGAAGTCCAGCCCGATCATGTCGAGCCAGCCGTCAGAGGCCGTCTTGATCCGGGTCTGAGTCTTGGCATACAGGTAAAGTGTGAATCCCCATGACAATGCCTGCGCATAACCCCATAACGCCGCGTCCCGGATCGGGTTGTTGTCGCCGAACCAGCCAGTTGGGAGCAGGTTCTTCAACCGCCCGAACATATCGTTTTGGTCGCCAATACTCATTTAGGCCACCGTCACTGTGCCGGGTCGGATGATCTGCTTGTTCGTCGCCCCGAGATCAGCCGTACCACTATTGAGCAGCACGCCGGAGACGTTGGTGATACCAGGACTGACCCCGTAGGCGATAGCTGCAAGCTGGGTATAAGGCAGAATTTGCCCTAGCGTTAGACCTGAGATATAGGTCTGAATGGCGGTTGTCACCAACGCCACCACCACGCTATGCGTAACCGTAGAATTGGTGGTAATGGTCATGCCGACGTTGGCTGTTACGAGGACGGGGCCAAAGACACCATAGCGGGTGGTGAAACCCCGAACTGATTCAATGGCGGCGCCAGCAGTCGCAAGGAAGGCACCCGAAGGCGCCCCGCTCCCATCATCAACGACGGCATAGAAATACCCGTAGGACGTATTCCCGCTGTAGTCCTGGTTCTCGGTAAGGGCATAGCTGACACCGGCCTGCATCGAGGACAGGGCGTAGCCAATGGCTGATTTCGTGGCCTTGGACAGCGACTGCACCCACAATACGAAGCGCGCACGAAAGGCTGAATCGCTTTCTTGGTCGACGCCATTGGTGAAGACCGCGGCGTTGGTGACCGTGTCGATACCACTGATGCTGCCGACAATCACCGTTACCGTGCCGATCAGTGCATTCCCGGCCGCGCCGGCAGTGCTGGCGATCACTGGGACAGTCGCCGACGCAGTTCCGGCGGGAATCAGATAGCCGCCCAGTGCTGCGTTATACATCGTGTTAGTGGTGTCGATCGTCACCGAATACTGCTGCGAGCCATCGGCCGAACCCACCAGCGCGCCGATCGGGATCAGTGCTGAGTTGGTTGGGGTGAAGCGCGAATAGGTGACGCTGCCGGTGGCGAAGCTGGCCGACAGCCGGTAGAAGCCGAAGTCGGCCATCCAGCTGTCAAGGTCAGCCCCGACCGAGGTTGCGGCGCGGGTGGTGGCCAGCAGCGTGACAATCAACTGTTGAAGCCATTGCAAAACGCTGGCGTTGCTTTCGGTAATCGCCCGCATCAGCGAGCCAATGGTGAAATCGACGAGGCCGGCGGCCCTGCCCTGAACGGCAGTCACCTGGTCCCGAACGAGCGTCGTGAAATCCTTGATATTGAGCAATGCCATATCAGCGATTTACCTCAAACGAGAGCGTCACCGGCTCGCCAGAAGCTGAGTCGGTGTAGCTGATATTGACGGAGAGGGTATCGTTCGATGACGAGACCGCAATGACGGGCACGGGCTTCTTCGCTACACAGTCCTCAAGCAGGATCTGGCCGCGAATGAGGGCGATGATTTCCGGGATGTTCATCAGCGCGCCGACGTAGCGTCCGAGACCGGCGCCGTATTCCGGGTGAAACAGATAGTCGCCAGGGTTGGTGATCAGACGCCGCAGAGCCCGCTGCTTTCCGCGCTCGATGCCCTCGACCGGCGACAAGCTTCCGGTCGGGGATAGTGAAAGATCGCCACCCACAAAATGATTTAGGTCTTTCATGCGCCTTTCACCGTAGTGGTCATATGGGCGCTGGTCATCGGCGTGTTAGGCGCGCCAGCCCCAGCAGATGCGTGGGTGTGAGCGTTGAAAAGCGTCATGAACGCCTCGGTAACGAACTTCAGCAATGTCTGCCCAGAGGCGCGCAGATTGATGATGGGAGACGTAACATTGGCCGAGGTCGTTGCTGTGACATTGGCTGTCTGCGCGGTGACATTCAGCGTTGTGTTGGCAATCAGTTCTACCGAGCCGTCGTTGTGGAGCTTGAATACAGATCCGGCGGGATGAACCATCCAGGTTTCGCCAGACGGCACCGCGAGCGGAAGGTTCTGGCTATTGGTATGGCGCGCGGTGACCTTGCCCAGATTGGGGTCTGACGAATCGAAGCTGACCGTCACCTCGTCGCCAATCTGCGGGCCGATCTGCATACCCCAGCCATTGCCGACGCCGGGGCAGTCGAGCTTTATCCAGTTCGTTTCGCGCCCTTCTGGCTGAATGGCGACCTTAACGACGCCATTGTCTTTGTCGTAACTGGTGATTGTGCCGGTGCGCGGCCCGGTGCTGTCGGTTTGTCCATGCTGGCGCAGGGAGTTCGCGAGACCTGCGATCATGGCGCCACCTGCAATGAATTTGGGTTATGGTTCTTCGCCGTGAGGCTCATGGTGTAGCCCGATTCAAAGCTCAGGGAGCGCCGTACCGCGTCCACGTAATACAGCTGGTCGAAACCTGAACCGGTGCCTTCCTGCCGAACGATCGTGTTCGGCATCAGCGAGTTGTCGCCCGGCATCGAGCAGGACAGGCGCATTTCGTGGTCGGTGATCTGTTTGTGGATCTTCTGCGCGAGTTGCTGCGCTTGGTTCAGGTCTAGGCCATTGCGCTTGATCTCGTAGACTTGGCGCTTTGACGTGGACTGCCCGGGCGCGATGCCCTTGGCCGAGTTCGTCGGGAAGGTCGCGGAGTAGGTCTTGCCGTCCTTGTAGGAGATGACCTGCACCGTCACGCCCTTGGCGATGGTCAGGTCCCGCTCAAACTCCAGGTCATCCGAGGTGTTGGATTGTGGATAGGCCGGCAATCCGGGCTCTACCCAGCGAATCAGGTACTGATCGGTGGTCGCCGGATCGAGTGCCGGCTCGTAATGCAGTTCGTTGCCGGTGACGTACACCTGAAAGCCATCCAGGCCGGCCAGGTACGCCAGTAGATCCCACTCCGTGCGCTCATCGGTGACGTGTGCGTGGTCCCACTTGGTGATGTCGCCGACCTTGGTCTTGGTCGCGGTGATGACCGGCGTCAAACCACGACGCTTGGCCAGCAGCGTGGCCACCTGACTGGTGGTCTGGTTGGCAAACTTCTCGTTGGTCTTGGTGTCGATAAAGCGGCTGGTGTAATCCCGGCCTTCAACGCTGACTTCCCGCTTCGCCAGGCGGATCTTCAGCCGGTCCACACCACCAATAATTAGCGTGCGCCAGTCGGTAATGCCCTGGCCGATCACGCCGATGGAAATGGACACCTCAATCGCCGTTTGATCGCCCCACCATTTGACCGTGTTGTAGGGTGGCGGCATGTCCGACAGCACAAACACGACTGAGAAGGTATCGGCCGAGTAGAAGGCGTTGCTGTCGACGTCGCACGAGTAAAACGGAACTTCCACCCCACTCAAAAGCAAACGTCCGACTATTTGTCGGACGTCTTGGGCTGTCGCATCTGTGTTCAGATCCAACTTATTCACCTATGGGGATTTTGATCGTCTGAATGCCGTCAAGCTGCGGGTCAACGATGCTGTTGGCGGCGGCAATCTCGGTCCAGCGCGACTGATCGCCATAGCTGTCGGCGGCAATCTTCTGCAGGCTGGAGTTGCTGGTGGTGACGCTGGATGTACCATTGGCCAGCGGGCCGGACAGTACGTTCTTCTGCAACCGGTCCAGCACGCTCTGCATCTGGTACAGCGGCGCGAGCTGGGTCAGCGCCATGCCCTGACGCAACACATTGTTGGCCGCCGAAGACACTGGGTTGCCCGGTATCAGGCCGCCCAGCGTGGTGATGTCATTCACCGAGCCGGCGACCTGCGCAATCGTCGACTGCACCACCGCCTGCGCGGCCACCAGCGGCCGAATGACGGTCTGCACCGTGTCGATGGTGGCATTGGCAAAGCCCTGCACCTGCGACACGGCATCCTTCACCGTATTGATGCTGCTGGTGACGGCATCCGAATTTATGATGCTGGCCAGCCCGAGCGATTGACCTACGTCGCTGTTGATCAGCGCGTCGAGCGTGCCGGACAGTGAGTTGGTGGTGACCGGCGCATCCAGGCGCTCCTTGATCACCAGCTCAATGGTGTATCGCCGGCGGTAGACGTGCTCAAAAACAGGCTCGAACGACTGAATCACTACGCTGAAGTGGTAACTATCCAGGCTGAAGGGAAGCAGCTGCCCTTCATCACGCATCCGCTCAAGATCAGTTACCCGCTCTCCAGCAGTAGCGCCTAGGATCCACCCGGACCATGTGAGGTTGTTGTAATCGACACCCATGACGTCGATTACGCGCCTTCCCCCGACCAGCTTGTGGATGATCAGCTGCTGCTTTCCTGCGCCCGGTGTTGCGCTCTCAGGAACCTCCAATCCTTGGAACTCGAAATCCCCCAAGATGACCCGCGTGGCAAAGGGATCCCCGCCCGGAGCAAAGTTGTCCAGGAAGCTGGTGAAGTTCATGGGTTCTTATCTCGGGTAGGTGGCGCTTGGAGTGCCCGGCATCAGCATGCTGCGTTGAGGGTCAAAGCCGTTGGTTCCGGTCTGCGGTCTGGAGGCTTCGCGAGTCATGCGATCCACGACGACCTCGGCGAGCTTTTTGCCATCGGCATTCAAGTGCACGATGATTGGGTCCTTACTGAAGCTCTTGGAAGGAACAGGCGCAACCACCCCCGAGCCGCCAGAGATATCCTTCCTGTAATCGTCAGCAAAGTGCATCTTAGAGATCTGGTGGGAGTCCGGCAGGATCGTGTTCGCCCCGGCAATTAGCGTGTTGAAGATCGTCTGCCAGCCAGTTAGGAAGATCAACGCGAACGATTTGAAGGCGCCTCCGATATCGCCATGGAACAGCTTGACGAAACCGGTCTTCAGATCGCCCCACATCAGTGTCAGAGCGCCGCTGATTTCCTTCCAGTTGTTCCAGAGCAAGAAAGCCGCCACTGCAATGGCAGTGATGACCAGGCCGATAGGATTCATCAACATCGCGCGACCAAGCCATATGATGGCTTTCCCGGCGTTCATTATGAGCATGACCAAATAGGTGCCCATCCGCGCCAGCCACGGAATCAGTGGAGCCAATCCACCACCCGCAACGAATATCAGCGCCTTGGCGAGAAGCCAGAACCCGCGCCCGGCAGCAATCACCATATTGATCAGGCCGCCTGTGATCAGGAAGGCTGATAGACCTATCAGGGCGTAAGTGAATGCCTTGACCTTTTCCGGGTTTTCACCAATCCACTTCGTAAGAGAAACAATCCCCTCATTAAGCTTGGTGACGGCCACAATGGCCATCGGGAGGACTTGATCCCCAAGGATCAGCAGTAAGTCTTTCCACTTTGCTTGCAGCTCGACTTCTCGGCCGGAAAGGGTTTTGCGGGTCTTTTCCACCGACGCATCAATTCCGAGGGCCTTATGTTGTGCCTCAAGTGAGTGATGCAGTTTTTCAATGTTCTTGTCCGCTAGCGTGAACAGCGCGCCGCCAGTTGAGCCAAACAGCATGGCGTTCGATTGACCAATAGCTGCGTCCGTCGTGATACCCATGCGCTTATGCATCGGCATGATGACTTTTTCGTAAAACTCTATCGGGTTGTGGCTGAAAAGCTCAGCATCCTTCAGCGGGTTACCTTTGAATGCCTTGATGCCGCCCTGTGCGTTCCAAATGACCTTGTTATTGTCCCAGATGTTGTTTTTCACCAGTTCATGTGCGACCTGGTTGGGGATTTTCACAATGCCATTCAGCCGGTTGTAGGCGGTCCTCAGCGAGACGCCGGCTGTCGAACCTTTGAGCATGGTGATGAGCGGTTCCATCATAGCCACCGCATCATCGGCCATGTTCATGGCCGCGATACCGCCGCGCGCCTTGAATTGGCGCAACTGTTCCCAGTTCACCGAACCGCCGGAGGTCTGAGTCATCTTCCAGCCAGCATCCGCCAATTCATTGAAGCGTTTCGGAGATTTCAGGCCGCCAGAGTCTTCGATATAACGCATCATGGCCATACTGCTGGTTTTCATGACGGCTTGCGATTCTTCGCTAAGACCTGAGGTTGCATAGGCGATCTTGGAAAGTACTGGTGCGGCAATCTTTGCCCCTTCCAGCGCCTCCATACCCGGCAAGCCACTCTCCCGAAAGACGCCTTGCGCCTCAGTGAAGAGCTTCATGTTGGTCGTGATGCTGGTGCCGATAGAGTTCATGCCCTTGACGAAGCGCTCGGCCTCAGCGTTCACCGCGTCTGACATGCCGTAGAGGGAGAACTTGGCCATTTCGGTCTGGAACTTCTTCGCCTCGTCCAGCGGGGCTTTGAACATTGAGGCCAGCGCCAAACCACCGCCAAACATCGCACCGCCGATGGCCGCCTGTTTCCCGATGGATGCCAGCTTGGCATTGAGCTTGTCGGCATCTTGCCCAGTACCGTGTAGGCTTTTGCTGACCATCAGCATCCCCGCGCTGACATGGTTGATCAGCGACAGCTTGATGGCGACGGAATATGCTTCAAATGACATACTGAGCATTCCTTTTAAGGAGTTGGATCACATGGCGAACAGTCAGCGCACATATCAGTGGGTGAATGGCCGAATCCAAGATGTAGACTCAATGCGGGCAATAGAGCCGAAAGAGGCCATTGAGCGACCGCCGCGACGAACAAAAAAGGCAGGCCCAGGCATGGACTTGCTAACAGGACTGCTTGTTTTTACATGCAGCAGCGTAATGATGATCTTTGCCGGGTCAGCACTTATCGTTGTTCTGTTCGTTATCTATTCAGTTGTCTTTGGGTGACCTATGAATAAATGGATGTTTCTGTTTGCCGTGACACTCGCCCCAATAGCTGGCGCTGCCGATATGAGCAAGTCATGCTCGACGGTTTCCTGTGATGCTGGCGACAAGGCGACTACCTATATAGAAAAGGGAGCCTTTTACTTTGCATGCCCAACTAAAGAGCTGTCGGAATATGTCGCTACCGTTTGGGGGGTTGTCTCAGTCTCTTACCAGCTGACTGGAAAGCTGCCGAATATCTCCCCGGCGACTGGCGAGCCAGAATATGAGGGACAAACAAAGGAAATGATTGACGCTCTTCGTTCTGACGCAAAGGTCTCTACCTACGACCAGGCGCAGGCGTTGTGCGCCAAAGGAAAGGCCGGCGTGCGCGTGATGGTTATGAACAACCCTGAAGATGCCATATCGATTTGGGTTGGCGCTGACAACCAAAAGCCTTTCTGGATGCCGAAAAGTTTCCTAATCAAGCGCTAAAGCGAGCCATACCCCAGTGCGGCATGAATCAACCTGCCGCCGATTAAGCCTTCAATGGCGGCTTTCCCCAATGTTCGCCGGATGAACTCCTTGTTGATCAGGACGGCTGACCCCACAACCACCCGTGGCGGCATTTTGATGGTGCCGAACTCGTGGTAGACCATCTTGGGGTCGGTTGAGCCGATGATGGCTTCCAGGCCGTGCCGCTCATGGTGGAAGCTGTCTCCCATTTCTCCAGATGCTTTAAGCGGCGACTCGGCCGGATAGCCCTTTGCCGCCTTACTTTCTTCGGTCGAATCGGCGAGCTCTGCCCACTCGGCGAACGGGCCAATCCCCGGCTGGTAATGGCCGATCTCCGCTTTCATCGTCTCTTCGAGGCGCTTGGCACAGACCTCAAGGCCATGCTCAAGGCTCGCAATTTCTGCAACAGCGGCCTGTGCAAAATGCAGCGCCAGGCTGCCCAAGCTCTTGAATTCCATGGTCAGTCCTTCTTGTCGAACTGCAGAGTGGACCAGTTCCAGACGCCTGCGCCTTCGAACTCGGAAAAGATGAGCGAGAAGGCCATACGCTCGTAATCAGTCAGCAGCCCGCAGTCAAACACCCGATCAAAAGGAACCCCGTTTTTCACCAGCCAGCATCGGCTGCGAAAATCGGGGTCCTCTGTCAGTTTTTTGCGGCGGCCTGCTCAGAGCTGAGCTCTGCTTGGGCGTTTTCGGCATCGGCCTTGGCTTTGGCAGCCTCATATTCGGCCAGCATGTGCTTCTCGAGAGCTGCGTAGCCCTCGTCGCCGAGTTCGGACAGCATCGAGTCAATCTGTTTTTGCGTCTGCGGCAAGCCAAAAGGAACGTCATCGATGTACACGACGGAAGCGGCCGGGAAGGCAAACATGCCCATGTACATGGTGTTCGCTGCGACATCGGCGCCAACGGCCATGATGACGCGCGACTTTTGGAGCGGGTCCAGGGTGCGCAGCTGAATAGTGCGGCCGCGGCTGTCCTGAATCGAGGTGAATTTCGGCTTCTGATCAACGTGAACAGGAGCGGCGGATTCGGTAAGGGTAATTTTAGCCATGGGTAAAGCCTCTGGTCAGTGAGTCGTCAAAGGAGCATGGCGTGCGGGGTGACGAGTCCCGCGCCCTGCGTGCGGGGCTGCCATGCAAAACGGTTAAACCTTGTAGCGACGGCGGGCAGTGAAGGACATTGACTGTTTGATGGTCTTGTCGCCTTCCTTCTTGCCGGCATCCTCAAGCTTCAGGATTACGTGGGTATAGCGCCAGGTGGTGACGCCGCCGCCAACCTCCGAGATGGTCTCGGTGATGGTCGCGGGGTTCTGGTTGACGCCGGCGTAGTAGTCGCTTTCGAACTGCGCCCACCAGTCATCAAGCGTTGAATCGACGCGTTCGGCGTCAAATGAGCCGGTCCAGCCTTTTGGGATCATCAGCTCATCGGTCAAGCCGTTGAGCGGGGTGATTTCCTGGTTGGTGACCTTCGGCTTAGATTCGAAGTTCATGAGCTTGCTGAGCCGGATCGGCCCTGTCGGGGTATTGATGTCGACCGAGACGTCCTTCCCCGTGTTGTATCCACCTTGCATGGCGTTCTCCAAATGAAAAACCCGGCGCTAGGCCGGGCTTGGAAGTGGTTTTCAGCGCTTACTGGCGCGGGGTGGTGGACGTAACGATCGTGACGGACTGACCCGCCTCGAGGTTGACGAGGAAGTAGCGGATCACGGACAGGTATTTGACCTGTACGTCGGCCTGCATGTAGCCAAGGGCCACGCGTGAATCCGGGTTGTTCGCCACATCAATCTGCACCGAGAAGCCTGGGCCGCCGTTGACGTCACCGATCATCCCTTGCTGAACCAGGACCTGAAGGAAGCTCTCCATGGTCGACTTGGTGGTCCGGCGCACGTCGGGCGTCTGCAACTGGCCAATCACGCTGCCGAAGGAGGCTGCGATGGTCAGCGAGATGAAGTTCGTCATCCGCGTGTAGTTGTCGCCGTTCACCGCTGAGTTGCTGGAGACGTTCAGGCCGGAGCGATGGCCAAAGTAGCTGCCGCCCGGGCATGGGTTGGTGACGACGTCCAAGCGCGCGGTGTTGATCGCACCGATCTCGGCAATGCTGTACGGCTGCTGCGACAGGTTGCGCTGCGTCGAAACGGCATTGCTGAGCGACTTGTTCAGCGGGCTCTGGTTCGGCGACAGCGCGGCGATTTTGGCCGCCGAGAAGGTGGCCGGCGCCAGCATGCGCTGCTGACCGTTCACCTGGTCCATCCAGTAGACCCAGTCGCCGACCAGCACCTTCAGCGCGTAGCTGTCACAGCCGGCGGTGGTCAAGGCTGTGGAAACGGTGGCATACGAGGCTCCAGCCGCGCCTTGGCTGATCATGTAGCAGCCTTCGGACAGACCGTAGGTGAGCATGGTCGGCCATTGCGTGCTGTCGGTTAGATCCACCAGGTTGGCGACCTGTGCCCCACTGCCACGCAGTGAGTACATGCCTTTGCGCGTCGCACCAGTTACCCCGTCTACACCGACCAGCACTGCGTCGGTGATGGTGGTATTGCCGGAGGTGCCGGAAGTGAAGGTGACGGTTTGGGTAGTCGCAGGCGCCGTGGTGGAAGCACCAACGGTGGCAACCACCAACTGCGAAGGGCCGCGAGTACCGGAAATTCCGTTATTCACTGCGTTGACGATGTTCTGCCAGAGCGGTAAACCGGTCCCAGTGATGTTGTCGAACACTTCCGGCGCAACGCCGGGCAGCGAGATCACCAACTTCCAGCTGGAGGCAGCCGCACCCGCCGACAGTGTGGCGCTGAGCGAGTTTCCGAGCGTGCCGGTGTAGTACGCGGTCAACGTGGCACCGGTGGCGACAGCGGTGTCTTTCAGGACGGATGTTGCGGCTGTATCAGTGCCATCGGTGACCCGCACAGCGCGAATGTTCGACGCGCCGAGCTGGATCGAGACGGCAATCGCCGTGCACAGGTCGTACTTGCGCACGGTCTGAAGGCCGAACTTCTGCGAGGCGTCCCCTGGCGAACCGATCAGCGTGGCACTATTCACTGGACCCCAGTCAGCGACGCCGACGATACCCAGAATGTCGGTGGGCACACCGTTGATGTAACGAGTCTTCGGCGGAACGATCTGAATGTACAAATCGGGTGCTGTGAGCGCCGCCGTGTTCAAGCCGCCAGCCGGATAGATGGGCATGGCTTCCTCCTAAATGAAAAAACCGCCTCGAGGGCGGTTTCTTGTGTGTGGGTTTCGCTTGTTAGGCGTTGGCGACTTTCAGCACGTTGCCGGCGCATTCACCGGCCAGTACGGCGGCGACCTCATCGGCATCGGCGATGCTCTGGCCGACCTGGTAATCCGCGAAGGCGAATTTCACGGTCAGCTTGAATTGTGAGATCTTGGCCTTTGAGGCCGGCGCGGGTGCTGCTACAGCAACCACAGTGCTATCTGGGGTATCGGAGTCCATGTCGGGCCTCAAGGGTTCAGCGTTTTAATAGGAAGCCCGGACTGGGCGTTGACGATGTTCAGCACCGGAGCAATGATTTCTGCCGCTTGCTGGGTCTGCGTGGTGGCGTAGTCGATCAGGTAGAAGAGGTCCATCCGATAAAGGTTGGCCTTCTGCAGCTTGTCGTCCATGTGCCGGCCTGAGTACTCAATGATTCCGACCGAGCCATCCGTGAATGCGATGTTGTTGCTGTCTGACAGCGCCGAGTCGATCGCGCTTTCGACGAGATCGCGGGCATTCGGCGTGCTGGCCCATACGGTGACCTGCACCGATTGCGCCTGGCGCTTGGTTTCCTTGATCGCCGCACCGAAGCCGCCGACTCGCGTGAAGACGCTGTGCGCTCCGGTTAGCGTGACGACCGGCCCGGAGCTGGAAGCGCCAGGCACCAAAGATGCAAGACCGGCTGCGGCGGTCGTGAGCGTGTCGCTGAGTTGCATGGCATAGACGTAGCTGATGCCATTTAGGTTGATCAGCAGGTTCTGCTTACTGACCGGACCGGACAGCGTCACCACCGAGCCCGCGACGGTCATAACAACCGTATGCACCGGGTTGGTGAGCGTTATCCACGACCGTCCCAGATAGCGAGTGGTCTTCTTGTCCTTGCCGGCGGCGTAGACGCTGACGTGCACCTTCCCTGCTGCCAGATCCGCCTCAAGCGTTTCAGGAACGGGCCAGCCGGGGTAAACCTTGATAGGCATCCCGGCAATGCTGGGCTGCCCAATCCCATTCGGATAGACGATGGTGGCGACCTGCGCCGCGACTTGCTTCAGTACGTCGGTTAGGCTCGCCATCGTCACACCTGCGCTTGCATTGCGGTCATGCGCCAACCCATATCGGTCAGTTCAGCACTGGAAATCACATATTTGCGTCCCAGTTCGTCGCGGATGACGTCGCTGGTCCGAAACGTAATACCGGGGTAAGCCGGCATCAGCACCAGCCACCACGGTGTGCGCACATCGCCTGGCAACTGGGTCGGGTTCTGCTCGCCTTTGGTGCCCTGGAGCACGCTGGCTGGCCAACCTTGCATCAGAGGTACTTCAGTTGCCGCGGTGTCGCCGGCATAACCGATCAGCCCTGGTCCGGCGTCCATCGCCACCCGTAGCACCGAGATAACCCGGTTGGTCTGCACGCAATAGATCGGCAACGTCGATTGCATGGCGGCGATGAAGAAAGTGCCGCCCTCACCCACCAAGTAATCGCCTGGCAGAAACGTGCGCCCATCAAACAGGCCCAGCCAAGTTGCCTGCCCGTACTTGTTCGGCGCCGAGTAGCTGAAATTCGTGGTGAACGACGCCGGCAATGTCTGCAAAGCGGTGGTCAGCAGCGGGTTATTGGCGCTTGTCGCGCGGAATTGCTGGTAAGGGAAACCGATTCGCTGGGCTGCCTGCCCGTACCCTTTGTAAATCTTGGCCTGAAGCTTGGTGCCGTCCATGTCAGCACCTGGCCATCGTCGTGCTGCCCGAACCACCGAGGCCTGGACCTGGGGGAATGCCGATAAAAGCGCACAGCTCGCGGCGCCAAAGCCGGTACAGACTCATCCGGTCGTTGACTTCGTTCTTGTTGTGCACCCAGACGGCAGCCTGATCGGTATCAAGGTTAGCGGTTGCGCCAGTCACATCGGTTTCCAGCCCGGCTAGCGTGGACAGGAAGATGATGATCCGCGCCTCCTCTTCCGGTCGCAGCGTGGTCAGCCGGTGCTGCAGGGTCTGCCAGATGATGGGAGACACCCAGCCATAAGCCAGGTCCCGGCCGCCATCCATGGACACATCGCCCGCGTACGGATAGCCCGCATAGCGCCGAGTGTCTGCGAGCTGAGTGTCGGTAAGCATCTCTGGCCGTCCTGTGATGGTTTGTTTGAATCAGCCGCCAGCATTGCCGGACATCATCAGCGTGCAGGCTGCGTTGGTGCCAGTGATGGCCGTCAGCGAGCCGCGCACATAGGGGAATGGCGAGAGCGTGTCAACGTAAACACCGCTGGCCGCGTTAGTGCCGGCCGTGCCGCTGATGCTGATGGTGGTGCGTGTCGCCCAGTTGATGCCGTCCATGCTGACCTCAATGATGACGGTCGCAGTAACGCCCCCAGAACCCGTAACAAAAGCCTGGAAGGCGCGGTTCAATGGCCGCGCTTGGAATGCTTGGCCGGTGACAGTCGTGGTCGCGGCGTTGATGACCGTTTCCAGCGATCCAGCAGTTGGGGTTCCGATCGGCATGATTAAGCCTCAGGTCCTGTGGCTGCTGGGGCCTGTTCTTGCGGTGCACCATCGACTGGTGCGCTGTCAGGAGCAGCATCAGGCGCCGACGCTTCTGCAGTCTTTCGAGTGCGGCGACCGCCCTTGGCGATTTCCTCGACAATTTGGTCGCCGTCAGTCAAATCGCACGCGTTGATTAGCCGCGTGCCGCCTTCCGCTGAGTCGTCCACGATTCGCACGACATCGAGCACATCCGTAGAAATAATTTGCATGTTTGATCCTCCGCAAAGCGAGCCGGCGGCTCAGTCTCAAGCCGCCGACTTCAGGCGCTGATTAGCCAGCGATCCGAGTACCCAGCTCAGGACGGACGCAAGCGCCGCCGTAGAGGATGTCGAACGAGTAGCGGGTTTGTTTGTGCTGGCGGGTGATTTCCAGACGCAGCGACAGACCAGACACTGGGTCAACCTGCGAGACGCTAATCACGGCCGGGTGCGTAACTTCCTGCAGCGGACGAGTCGCGAAGGCAATCGCATCACGGTGGAAAGCCATGTTCATCACGTGGCTGGCTTTCAAAGTGACGGTTTCGCCGCCCGCAGTGGCCACGGCGAGGCCAGGGTAGATCGATACGTTGGTGTTGCCGACCGCCAGAGTGACAGCGGCAGTAACCACGTAGGTCTGAGAGCTGCCGGCCAAGCTGATGATGTCGCCCTTGACCAGCGGACTGGTGTTGGTCGCCTTGGCAATCGAAACCACTTTGGAGCCAACAGCGTTCACGCCGTTAGCCGTGCAAGCGCCGGCAGTCAGCGGAGTAGACACAAAGGTCGGGACCTGCTGATCGGCGTACCAGTCAAAGCCAACCTTGCGACCGATCACGCCCTCAACCAGGGTGGTGTTGTTACCAGCCATTTGCGCCTGCTGGAACATCGGCAGGACGATGGCATTACCTTCCGCATCCATATCCAGCACGATGCGGCGGTCACCAGTCGGGGACAATTGCTTATTCAGCAGTTTGCGAGCGATCGATGCCGCCGTGGTGTCGGAGGCGAACGGAGTGGTGCCCGGGGTGCCGGACATGCTGAAGAAGCTGGTGCCCAGGTTGAGGATGTAGGCGTTGACGTTGTTCGCAATCGCCTTGATTGCCTCGGTTGCCTGCATCGGCACGTAGCCATTCATGACGTTCATGGCTTCTTGGTCGGTGATGTAGAACGGCGCTTCGTACCACTGATCCAGGGTGATCGGCACGCTGGTCGGCGAGGTGTCGGCAGTCACAGGCGGGGTAGCGCCAGGAGCGACCTGCTGCGCAGCGATGGCGGACGGAATCGGCACGTTGATGACCGAGTTTTTCTCCTGAGCGGCGCCCTGATAGTCAGAGTTGACCAGACGGGGCATCACGTTCATGGAGCGCAACGCGACCAGGCCCTGAGCCAGGAGGGGCGTTGCGACTTGCGTTAGTACGTTGGACATGAGAGCGGCCTTTTATGAATTTTGCCCAAAAAAAAGCCGCTGACATGAGCGGCTGGAGGCTTAATAGGGTTGGTTAAACGACTTTGATGCTGCCATTGGCAATAGCCTCAAGGTTCGCACCAATAGCGGCTTTGTCAGTGGAGGCGACGGAGGTGATCCCGCCATTGCTGTTACTGTCGGGCTGCTTCCCGCTGCCGTTTGCGCCGGATGCCTCGAAGGCCCGGCCGTAAATTGCATCGCCGCGCATCTCGCTGACGAATTCCTGAATGCTGAGAGGGTTGCCCGATGCGTTGACACGCGGGTTGCCTTCCTTGTCGACGATCACGGTCTTGTACTGGCCGTTGTCGTTGATGACCTGCGTGGCTGACTTTACATGCGGCAGCAGCAGTTCAGGAGAGCCCTTGTGCTGGGCGATGGCGGCGATGGCCGCAGCGTCAATCAGGTGGCTTTCGAGCGACTTCTGCATGGCAGCTTTCTCGGCATCACGCCGCGAAATCTCCGCCTGGGACTTTTCAAGGTCCAACTTGCGGAGCTTTTCAAACTCGCCAGCCTTGAGCGCGCTCTCCTCCTCAATTTTTGCTTGAGCATCGATCAGCGCTTGGATTTCTTCCGGGGTTTTCCCCAGCGATTTCCAGGCCTTGGATTGCGCCTCGCCTTCACGCGCAGCCTTGCGCTCTTTTTCGAGTGCGCTTTTCAGGCCGCTAGTGTCTTCAAGACCGGACACGTCCAGCTTGAATTTGGCACCGTCTGCCACATACAGGCTGCGAACCGCTTCCGGCAATGCGTCAAGCGAATCAACAATCAAATCAAGCGCCATCTGGTAATCCCTCTCGGATTTATTGTGCGAGCGTCACGCCCACAGAGAAAAGCAGGCAACCGTCACGGTCAGCCGCCTGTAATATTTATGTTGGTGGGTGCCTTATCAGGCGGCAGAGGCGTTTTCGGCAGTCGCGCGCTCTCATCTTCCCAGCTGAGGTCGGGATTGATTGCGCTGCGCCGAACCATTTCATTGAAGAACGTTTCTCGCGAAATCAGCCCGAACTTCGCGGCATCAAGCAGCACGGCTTCGGTCTGGCCGGTGATGGAAGACACCACGAAGTCGTCGAACACGTCGATGTTGCCCGTCTCAGGCAGACCGGCCCACTTCTGCATGGTGTGCACGACCTTATCCAGCGCGTTCTCCAATCCCTGCGCCATGGCAGAGAGCTGGCATTCCTGGCTGGATGAATCCAAAGCAGCCTGGGTCGCAGTGACGTCGCCAACGGTCGGAATCAGCAGCTCGGCCCCAAGGAAGCGCATGCGCTCCTCGATGTCCTTGATGGATTCACGGCCGGCGCCAATGGCCTTGCCGCTATGCTCGACAAACCGCAAGTCTGCATTGGGTGGCAGCTCAACGATCGACCCGGCGCCGATGCTGACCTGAGGTGCAATCTCTCCTTGGCTGACAACGCCAATCCGAGCAAGGATCGGCACCCGGCTGATATGCAGGATTGACGTCTGATCGCTGTAGGACTGCCAGTGCTCGATGTTGAGGTCTGCCAGGTTGCGCAGGGGCGGAGCGGCGGTCATGAAGCCTGTGCGCTTGGTGTAATAGGTGACCAGCGGAATGAAATCGAGTGGAGTTCCGGCCTTGAGCAGGACTTCGCCGTTGTCGGTCAATACCCAGTCGTCTTTGTCGTTCTTCCGGTACGTCGACCATTTGCCTATTTCAAGCACACGAATCTGAGTAATGACTTGGGTGCCAAACAGGCCGTCATCCTCGGTAACCGATTCACGGATGCGCAACTGGGTCAGGCGCTCGACACCGCCGATCTTCTTGCTCTTCCAGCCCAGAATACTGGTCGGAAGGACATGCACGGCGTAGGGGCGAATACCCATCGCGCGCTCATCGGCAAGCGTCTTGACGCTGTCCGTGCGGTCAAAGTCGACCAGCATGTGGGTCAGGCCGTACTTAAGTCCGGCAATCAGCACTTCGCTGGCGAATACATGCAGATTTCGCTCGGACAGGTCGAGGTTGTCCATCCAGGCATCAGTGGTCGCACCGAAGCCTTCGTACTTTACTGGCTCAGCAAACGGCTTTGAGGCCAGATTCTCGATCGTGTGTTCCAGGGCGTTGAACAGGGTCGAGGTGTTCAAGCGGTAGGTGTAGTTTTCGGGGCTTTCAGCTTTGAACCGCGGCAAATACAACTCGCCGGCAGCCCGCATCGCCTCCGTCCCACCGCAAAGCGCATCGATCTTGGCCCAGCCGCCCTGCATGTCTTTGACCGCCTTGGACGGCTCATTGAGTTTTTGCATGTTAGAGGCTCAGGCTGGAGATGCTGGAGGTGCGCGTTCTGATCGGGTAACGCTTCGCAATGAAGTAACCAGCCGCATCGTTCATATGGTCGTGACCCTTCTTGGGGTCTTTGTCCGGCTCGCCCTTGTCGGTATAGGTCTGGCGCTCCAGGCATTGCGCAAGCTGTGGGCATTGATCAATGTTGACCTTGAGGCGGCGCTCGCCGTAGGTGTTCATGAACATGGCATTCATCGAGTTCACCCGGTCTTTCACGCCTGGGTTTGTCGAGTCCACAACCACCGTGAAGCCTGCCTTCATTAGCAACGACAGGTCGGATTCGCTCGCGTTCTTGCTACTGGTGTTTTGGCCGCTGGCATCTGGGTAAACCGTGATGGAATGGCCAACGAATCGAGCTTTGATTTTCTCGATCATCTCCGGCGTATCGCGCACCTTGTGAAACTCATCAAGTGCCAGCGGAAGCCCGTCGCGCACGACGTAAACCACTGCAGCCATCTTCATGACGTTGAAGTCCATACCGATGTGCAGGGCTTCGTCGGGCTTGATTCGCTCATTGGTGCGGCATTCAGCCCGATTGAACGTGTAGTAGACGACGCCTGAATAGCTTTCAAACCCTGCCTCGTACTCTTGACGGAACGTGCGCGGGTCCATCTTCCGGCAAGCGGCTTCCAACTCCTCAGGGGGAACATTCCCACCCTGAAGTGAGGTGTACTGCCAGCTTTTGTGGTCTGGCTCGCCACCTTCCTGCCCGTCACGATAGGTGTCGTAGCAGTGGTTGAATCCCTTGGGAGTCCCGATACGCAGTGCGTGCCCGCCTTTGCGCAAGCCAATGTCTGGAACCGTGTATTGGCAGGTCGAAAGCATTGGGCGGAGTACTTCCTCCCAAGCCGCGTACTTGCAATCAGCCCATTCGTCCACCAGGGCGAAGAACAGACCAGACCCACGCAGGTCATCGTAATTGTCGAGGCCGACGCAGCGCATGACGTGCCCAGACTTCAGCACGATCGAGCATTCCGTCTCGTTTGGGCGAGATTCACGCCAGGCCAAAGGGATGGCCTGCTTCAGACGGCGCCAGAACACGCGTTTAGCCTGTTTAAAGGTAGGCGCGCAGTACCAGATCTCATCCTCGACGCTAACGCCCCATTCAGCGGCCAGTCGTGCTGCGCGCCGCATCTCGGCCTTACCGAGAAACGTTTTGCCGAATCGGCGACCACATACCGCATCACGAAAGCGCGCCTCAGGCTGGAAGCCCCAGCAGTAAATGTTCGCCTGCTTCGGCGTCAGCTTTACCGGCGCGTCAAAGGTGCGGGGTAGTCGGGACATTCTCGTCTGGCTCCAGCGTGTACTCAGCAATGGCGTGCTGCTGGTCCGCATGGGAGCCCAGGGGTTTTTCAGGTTCGAGGCGGCGATTCACGTAGACATCGCCGACTTCTTTGGCGGCCTGCTCCAGTAGCTGGGCAGTCAACGCCATGTTCTTCATGTTCTCGGCTTTCTCAGCCATACGACCAAGTGCCCGGAGTCGATAGGCGCGGTTGGCGATTGGGATCTCGGCTGTCTCTTCCCGGAAACGCTTACGGGTGTCGTTGAACAGGGTCACCCATTTCTCGGCCAATCCTTTGCTGGATGCCTTTGTCGGGTCGTGACTTTCAACCTGTTGTCGAGTCAATACAGCGCCGAATTCGTTCTTGACGGCTTCGACCACCTGAGATGGTGTGTCAAAGCACGCCAGAGCCTGAACGATGAAGCTCTTCACCTCATTTTTCAGGGCTGCCATAAGTTCTTATCCGTCTAGGGCCTGTCTAGAAATCAGGCCGACTTGAGCAGACAGGTTCCGCAGGCCCTTGCAATGTTCAGTTTCCCCACCTCGGCAGGTTTGTTTGCTGCGTCTACCAGCGCTTGGACGTCGGCGCTCGCACCGTAGCGGCGAACCACTCCGACGAACTCTTCAACGTCGTGTCCGCGCATCTCAAGCTTGGGCAAGCCTTCCTGTGTGAACTTGGGAGCGCCGAATGCATCCTTCGCTTGGGCGATGTGGTAGCACTCATGCTCGATCAAGGCGCAGAAGTCGACATCCGAGCAATCGGCACAGAAGTCAGCGGCTAGGGTGATAATGAAAGCCGGCACTCGACCGAACCAGTCAATCATCTGCTGTTCCATTCGGGCCTTCTGCCAACCGCCAGCGCGGAACGCTACCTGCTCAGCTTGACCGAGGACGAATCGTCCTTGCTTGCCAAACCCTGATGAGGCCCACAGGAAGCAGACGTCGGCATCGATCAGGTGTGCGTGATCCTCGTTATGCAGCTCTCCGTCAATGGAGAACACCTGAGCCTGTAGCCACTCAAGCACTTCCGGCGCCGGGATGAGCCTCAAGCCCAACTCAGCGAACTCCGAAAGCTCAAGGATCGACGCGGGTGGCATTGGGCGGATCACGACTCAGCCTTCACGGTGAGCGTTCTGATCTTGCCGCCAGTGCAGCTATCGCGCTTCATGGCCATCTCTACGGCCTGGTAGGCGGTTGCGCCCATGTCCATTGCGGTTAGGGCGTGGACTGAGCCGCTGCCGATTGCATAGGGCTTGTTTTGGACAACGGCGACCTTCCAGAAGCCAGTGCTGTCATCTACAGCGCCACACCAGACGACCCCATCAGCAACGATGATCGCGGAGGCATCGCAGCTGGGCACTTGTGCGCCGAAGTAGGCATCCATGAGATTTTCGAAGTCAGCGTTAGCGCCAGAGCAGATGAACCTGACCCCGTCACGCTCTAAGCACTTGTCAAAGTCGTCGTAGGCAATCTGTGTTCCGCGAGTGATTCGACCGTCATAGGCGATCACGCCGTCTTTGTAGGCAATGGTCGTCATTAGGTTTCACCTTCTGCAACTTAGTGCAGAGCGACACGCCTTTTAGGGCCGCCATGCGCAATCTATTGCTGAATGGAGTGGCGCCCGCACGAAGCCAGGCACCCTTTGGTTTAACTGAACGGATCAGCAGGCTTGGCGATGGAGCGCACAAACCACATGAAGCCCTGTTGCAGATTGGTCTTGGCCAATGCCAACAGGCGCGGGTCAACGCCTTCAATCTGGCCGATCTGCTTGAAGAGCTCGCCAGTGTCGGCTTCTAGGGCCTTGATCGAGTTCATGCCGTCGATCTCGGATTGGGTAAGGTCGCGGTAGCCTGTGATTTTCTTGTGCTGATTATCCATGGTGGTCACCCTTGGTTTTGAGTTGTTAAGCCTTCTTCGCCAGCGCTACAGCTTCAGCCCAGAACCCGGGGAGTTCGTGACCCAGTGCGCCGAGAATGGTTTCGAGCTTGGCGATGGTGCCGGCTGGGATCATGGCTTCGACCGCGAGGGCAGCATCAACCAGCGGTGCAGCGGCGGGATCGACCAGCTTCACGCCTTCGGCTACCAGGGCAACATAATCAGTTGCAGGCGCAGGCGTACCAGAACCGTTTGCGCCGACTGGTTGTGGTGCGGGTGCGTCCGGTGCAGCCGCAGGAGCCAGCGCAGCCTGCAGATCGTTGATGGTCATTTCAGCTACTGGTGCGCCATCATTGGTGTCGGTCATGGTCTTACTCTCGGTGAAGTGCTTCGCAATCCATGCGAGGAGTGATTTCAGAAGGCTCATTTTTGAGCCATCCCGGCAGAGTCGAAAATGTGCTCTCTGCGCGCCCAGGCGTACAAAACGATGGCCGCATGCAGCAATACGGCGTAGGGGCTGACGATCTGGCCATGCAGCGCCTGAACGAAACTGCCGAATGCGGCAATCGCTACCATGTAGAACGATAGGCTCAGCAACGGCTGATCAGCCGGCCGGACCTTCCGCAGGTACTCGACAGCGGCCGTGACGACCAGCACGCACAGGAAAGCGTCAATAGAGACAAGAATGATGTTCATGTCAGGACGCTCCTGTAGAGCCGAACTTCCCTGCCAGCGCTTTCAGGCCCGGAATGATGTTCATGGCCAACAGGCCAATCAGGAAAGCGACGCCGTATTGGATGGCCCCGTCAGCCGGCAGCGTGAAGTAATGCAAGGCAAGCGGCGTGGTGAAGACTGAAGAGGCGAAGCCCGTGAAGAATGCGCTCGCGGCCTGCTTTCTGGTCAGTCCCTGCAAGAAGGTTAACGAAAGCAGCGCTCCAGCGAAGCCAGCGATGAATGCGCCGTACTTCACGAGCAGCATGCCCGCGGCAGTTGTGCTCGCTGGTTCGGCCATGGCTTGACTCCAAGAAATAAAAAAGGCCGCAGTGTGAGCGGCCAAGACGGCTGAGGAGCCGTTGATTGGTAGCGAGTGCCGGAATCGAACCGAGCCTAATCGAGGTTATGAGCCTCGCCACATCACCAGACAGTGGAACTCGCCAGAAACAAAAAGCCCCGCACGATGGCGAGGCTTTGAATTTGGAGCGGATGCCGGGAGTCTAACCCAGATCTTCCGGTGGAACCGGCTGCCCTACCGTTAGGCTACAAGCGCAAATGTGTTGCAGATGGCCGGCACTGATCTCCGGCTTATAGCCTAGGCCCGTCACTGGCTAAAGTGGTCACGGGAATACAATCACTGCGCATCAGCCTGCGCATTCATCTGCATCGGCAAAGCATTGACCTATTGCTAGGGTAGCCATGTGCCCTAAGCCTCCAGTCGCTGGAGTGGCACACGCAGTCACAAGCCGAAGCTCACAATGCTTTCCGATAAAGACGTCCGCATGTGCGGGCCCTTGGCGTTGGTTGATCTCGCCACTTGGTTACTCGTGGCCGCCAGACGTCCGCTTACGGCGGCGAGTCGTGTATCGAATAGGTGCGGATGGCAGGCGCTGATCTCCTGCACGGCCTTACCTGTTTTTATTCGGTTTCCCGATATATCGCCTCACAAACCAATTTCTTGGGAATCTGGTAGCAACGGTCTATCCAGATTTTACTGCTTAGCCCTAGGCATCGGGCCGCGCGCCAGGGTGCGGATCAGCCTTCGCATTCACCCGCATAGCAAAAAGCCCGACGCTTGGCCGGGCTTTCTTCCTGCATCACCTACATGCGCAAGTACGTCAGGATGGGTAAATATTACGAAGTGGCGAAATGAATTGCAAGCACTATTTATGCCATTTTTAGCAATTCTTCTGGAATCTCGATTTCATGCCCACGCTTGACTGTCACAAGCGCACGACAAAACGCGATAAGTCGAGTCGCTCCGGCGCCGTTGCCGTGTATTGCGCTGCCATCTGCCCTGTCGATCCATACCTCTGCATACTTCTGTCCATGCGGAAGTCGGCGCTGATCAGGGTCGTATTTGTCGATCAGAGGGCCGCAATGACTCCAGTTAGTTGAGTAGTCCTTGCGCTCATTGTTCTGGTAGCGCCATGCATAGGCGTGCGCATCGCTAGGTTTTCCGCCATGCACAGCAAGATCGACGGCATAATCAAGCCCAGCCCCTGAAAGCTCTGAAACTTTTACCTTGATCATCCAGCAACCCTCATCCGCTCTTCGTGAGCGATCGCGAAATCAATGGCTGACCGAACTTCCTCAGGAGAATTATCCAGCCAAATAGCGTATTTCCAGCCAGTTATAGAGTTTGGGATCTGCCCAATAGCCCAGTTCAGGCGGCTGGTGTCAGCCTCCGCGGTGCGCAGCCGCTCAATCAATTCGGCAATATCGCAGTGAGCAATGTTCTTGCCCGAGGCCATCTCAGCCTCAATCACGCCTAGATCAATCATGGTATTGCTCTCCCGATCTCGGCGGCGGCAACAACGATTGCGAGCCGCAAAGCCTTAAACTCGTCGTTGTCATTTTCTGAATATTTCTCTCAATGAATAAGCCCTTCTCCATGCTGCATCCATTGAGAAACAGCCACTTCTCCGCCGAAGTATTCGATTTGAAGGCGCAGTACTGAAGAAAGCCGAAGCGCATCGCCGTCGTCTTCCAGTGGGCACCACCAGTACTCCCCGCCATTGGATTCATCGTCGACGTGATAGGCCTGCTTGGCTTCGTGCCATTGGCCGATATTGATGCCTGCGGTGCGGGCAGCTTTAGCGGCCAGCTCGAGAAGCGCCAGATCGCTCATTCTGCGCACTCCGACTTATCATGCGCCGCCGAATAAATGATCGCACCGTTTACCTCCGCCTCACCGTTCTCGTCAAATTCCGTGCCTTGAGGAATTTCCATGGTTTTGGTGGTTAGCGGCTCAATCACTTTGCCGTCAAGATCGGTGGTCATGCTTACATAGCTGATAGTTGTCATGCCGCCTCCTCCCCAAGTACGCCAGCTGTCTCAAGAATCAATTGTGCTTCCACCAATGCATCGTCCACAAGGCTTTCCAGCGCCTTCTTGATGGCCTTGTTCCAGAGCTGATAGGTCCGCTCGGTCATGCCCTGATTATCCCAGGTGTTCATGTCGTAGTTCGAGTCGGCGAGGACGATCATGTCGCTTGAACGGGAGTTGGCTTTCTGTGCTTCCTTGGCGTTTGCGCGCTCGATGGCGGCCTTTGCTGCCTCTATGCGCCACGCTGGTACGTCTTCGTCGAACTGCGGAACTTTGGCCTTCACCGGCTCCCGGCGAATCCCCTTGATCTGCGGAATGGCCCAAGCGGTGACGGCTTTGCGGGTGAACAGCGCGGGTGCCGGACTGGTCACGATCGCAACCAGACGCCCCGTCGCCTCAACCTTGCGCCCCTTGTGCGTGCTGAACTTGGCAGTCAGGGCGAACCAATGGCGCTGATTCAGTACCGCGTGGAGCAGCTTGTGGACGATGCAGTCCTGAAGCAGAGCCGCTTCCTTGCCGACAATCTCCCCCTTCTGCTTGGCGCACTGTACCCTCGGTTCGAAGTCGCAGCCCCCTGCAGAGTTGATGGTCTCGGCGGCCAGAGCGCGGACTACTGCGGAAACGACGTTTCTGTAGGTCATGCTGCCACCTCTTTCAACATGTCAGGGCTTACGGTGTGACGGGCGACTTCACCGAACTCGGAGTGCATGACGATGCACTTCATGTTCTGTTGCGCACGGTAGCCGCCGAAGGCTGCATAGGCGTCTTTGGCTGTCAGGGTGTTGAACGATTCGACGGTGACGCCCGCGTATTCCTTGACGCTCTGGTGGTGGACATGGCCGAGATACCAGTAGCGGAACTTGGTGCGCCCCCATGCTTCAGCTTGATCGGCAGCCATGACACCAGGAAGACGCTCGGTCTTGCAGGTGTGCCCGTGGTGGGTGCCGATCAGAACTTTACCGTGCTCGATGTAGTGGAACGCGGTCGGCGCCTTGTCGACGATCACCCGAGGCTCATTCTCATAGGTGTGACGCAGCGCGACGGACATCCAGAGGGCGCCGGTATCATCATGGTTGCCTACCACGTTGATTACCCGGACGGTGCCGTGCTTCAGGAGTGCCGATGCGATGCACTGCCGCATCACTTTCATGCCGACGCTGATCATCTTCGCGTAGCGGCCGTCGAGGTCCATGATATGACCTGAGCGAGAGGTCATCCCTTCCATGTTGTCGGCGTGGAACCAGTCCCCGAGGTTGATGATGACGGCCTGCTGTGCAGCTGGTGCGCGATCAACCAGCGCGGCCATGGCACCGCATTGCACGCGCACGGCTTCGGTCATGTCCCAGCTATCGCCCTGTGTCTCTTCGCCCCATGCGCGCATTCCGATGTGGGCGTCGCCGATGGGATACACGGCCATCAGTTGCGAGTGGGTCGAAATAGGCCCAGTAACTGGATCGATCTGCGGGAGTTCTTCAGACATGGCTTGGCATGCGGCAATCATCAGCTCGCGCTGGCGCTCATGATCGATGCTCGTCTTCACCCATTGAAGCACCGGAGCGCTCTGCCCCTCCTTGTACAAGCTGGAGGTACCCTTGAGGTGGAAGCCGTCCGGTACTGTGTGGGTCATGTCGTGCTCGGGACTGAAGCCCTTGCGCGCCAGTTGAGCCTTGCGCTTCAGAAATGATCGCGGGTGCATACCCACGTGCGCCGCGGCCGTTCCGTTGTCCATCGTCTTCAGCGCTTCGATGATTTGCTCGTCAGTGACGGTGCGGACTGGCATCAGGCTTGCTCCCCGGCGATGGTGTAGTGCTGCGGATTCTTGCCGGCATGGACTTCCTTCAGGCGCGCTACGTGAGGCGTCAGGTCATTGATCAGCGCTCGGTAGCCGCCCGGGTGCATGCGGTCGTCGTTGAGTTTTCCAGCAGCCTCTGCGTCAACAATGATTGCGAGGCAGGCTAATGCGTGGGCCAGGTGAGGCAGGCCGCTGTCCGGATCGACCACTTCCCCCTCGAACCATGCATTCAGATGTCGGCTGGCAGCGTCGTAGTAGATCGAGGCGCGCACGCCGACGGCGCGGAAGTTTGAACGGCCATATTTCAGCATTCCATCCAGTAGGCCAAGGCTCCCCAGTGCGGTGGCAGTAACAGGCCAAAGGTGCAGCGGAAGTTTCCCGCTACCGATCAGGTCCTTCGGATTGGTCGGCTTGGTGTCAGTCATGCTGCTGCCCCTTTGCGATGGAATTTTTTGTCGTACCAGCGGTAGAAGAATTGGGCGACCGTGATGCCGATCGATCCACCAAACCCCGAGATGACCAGAAAAGGACCGGTCGAAATGCTTGAATGGGCGACGGCCCAGATGTAGGCAAATTGCGCGAGGGTGATCATCCAGCTCACAAAGAAGCCGGCGAACACTTTGTCGTCGCGCAGAAGCTTGCTGTTCAGCCCAAGCAGGAACACCTGGAAGAACGCTGAGATGAAGACGATGGGATATTGGAATTCTGGGCTCATGCCGCCACCTTCTGCGAGTTCAGGTGCTCAACACATGCCGCTTTGGCCTTCGCCAGATCGAAGCCCGAGTAGAGCAATTTCGACTCAGGCGACCTTGCGATATAGGCAATGAGCGATTCGCCGCATGTATTGGAAGCCGCGTGCGCACCAACGACGTACCCACGGCCTGATGAAATGCAGTTATCTGAAGACTGAGCCCAGATCATGGCTTCACCCCATTCATGACCTTGGTACGACGCCAGACTCGACGGCAGGCTTCGGTTACTGCGCCACAGGCAATCAGCAGGAAGCAGAGGTAGAGCTGGACGGGATTGATCATGCGAACTTCTCCACCACGTACACCTCGACCATGCGACTCAAGGTGAAAACCACGATGGAGAGCGCCACCAGAAGGAACCGCTCCCAGAAAGAGGATGGGGTCTGCGGCATCGCGAACCACGCAAAGAGCATCCATGGCGTGTAAGCGATGAGGATCAGGATTGCCTTTTTCATGCGTGCGCCCTCTTCAGTTCTCGGGTTTTTTCTCGGTATTCGGTGGTGATGGCCTTCAGGTCTTCGATGGTGTAGCGCTGGGGCTCATGAGGCCCTTCAATCCAAGCCAGCATTTCAGCGCCGATCTTTTCCAATAGGCGCGGGCGATAGGCAACGATGTTCCCGGACTTCTCCATGTTGCAGTTCTTGTTGCATTGGAGATGCACGTTGTGGGGTTCGAAGCGGAGTTCTGGGCATGATCCAACTGTCCGATAGTGGCCGGCGCAATACTGAACATTCGCGGTTGTGCCGCAGGAGATGCATGGCTGCCCGGCGTCTCTGAGGCGAATCCAGGTGTTGAAGGAGCGTTGCGCATCCTTCATGTGGTCGGCGCGCGTCTTGACCCTCTCCTTGGCAGCACGCAGTTCCTTGCGCCCTACATCGGCAAGGGCCTTGCGTGCCTTCTCCTGATTCACTGGCTGCCTCTGAGCATCGACAATCGCGCAGGCCGGGCTGCAAACGGCCTGACCCAGTCGCGAAGGGACGAATGAGGCCCTACACGTTTCGACGCGGCATTTCTTTGGCTTTGGCTGCTTGGTGGCGAGCATCAGATGTCATCCCCAGCGAAATAGCCGATGAGGAAGGTCACCCCAGACATTAGGAAGACAATACTACCTTGCGCAGGAGCGGCGGTTTGGCTGTAGGCCGTTGCCGCAATGACCATCATCAGGCCGGCGATCAACTTGAAAGTCTTTGAGGTATTCATGCAATCACCTCCAGCGCCTTCTGCTGCTCGGGAGCGAACGTATCGCCAAGCGGCATCAAGTGCCGTGGCTCATGGACGCCGAAGCCGAGATAAACCACATCATCTTCAAGAACTGCCGCAAGGCCGTCTCCGACCAGCGTCCAGCACGGAACGTCATCGTGACGATAAACCGCGCCATTAGGCCCAATGTAGATGTCGCCGCTGACAACGAATTCGCGCAATTCGCATTGTTTGCCGATGTTTTGAGTGAGCGAATTCGCGCCCACAATCATCACCAGGTCACCTGATTTGAACTGGCTCATGCCGCCTCCCATTGCTCTGGCATCTGCCCCTTCGGCTCGCTCCAGATCACACCTTTGTCAGCGCCGAAGGCGTACATGCACTCGATCACGTCCCCCAGCTCAGCCACAGTCATGCGCTTGGTGCTGACACCGAGCATCACCACGCCGCCATTGATGCCTTGGGCCATGCGAATCTCTTGGCGAGCCGCGGCGGTCATCAGAGCCTTCCAGTCCTCGCTGTCGAGCTTATGCATGACGCCGTTGACCGGCCATTCAACCTGTCGGGAAATGTCGCCCAGCATCGCCCAGAGCTTGGCGTTCTGCTCCAGGGTGCGGCGGGACTTCACCGGGCGCACGATGATCTCGACAGCGCTCTCTGCCGAAAGCTCGAAGGCGAATAGATAGGCCACCTTGAACACGTCGCGAATGCGGTTCTTGCCAGCAGCCCAGAAATGGCGAGGTTTGAAGATAATATTGCTCATTGGATGCCACCCTTTAAGCCTTCTGTATCAAGGCTTTCAGCCATATTTCTGCCTGATTGGGTGCCACCCTCCCCGCGCAGTTTCTTGGCGGTCGCGCAGATGTGCTCGCCGACCTGTTCTTTGGTCAGGCCTTGCGGAAGCGCATGACGCTCGCCGGCCAATGCCTTCTCCATACGCTCCATGTCGAAGTTGACGGTTGGCTCGTCGGCCATGGCGGCATCGATCAGCGCATCGATTTCTTCCATGCTTTCGGCCAATGAAAAATCAATATCTTCATCGGAGTTTCGAAGACACAGATACCGATCTGCGTTCTTGCGCAACACCTTGTTCTCGGCCTTGAGCTGTTCGGTTTGACCGAACAACTGATCGCGTTCGGCCAGCAGTACCTGCGCGTGGCTGTGGAACTGGCGGCGGTTCATTTCGCTATGCATCGCTAGCTTGTAGGGCATGCTGATAACGCCTCTGGTCATGATGCTCATGCTCTGCGCACTCCCTGCTTCACCAGCGCCTCACGCTCAGCACAAGGCGTGCACAACTGCACACCGGGAATGGCCAGACGACGGCCTTCAGGGATCTCTTCGCCGCACTCGCATTCAGTGGCGCTGATGCCGGTATAACGGGGGATCTGGGCAAGCGCATGCTCGCGGGTCTTTTCGATTACGTCGTCGGCGTCGTCGCAGATGTCAGCCATTTGGAAGCTCCTGATTCTTGTTCCTGCCGAATTTCGCGAGCAACAATGCGCGGGCGGACTTGCCGTCGGCCGGAATGCCTTGCTGAAGAATTCGTGCTTGGGTTTGTTGGTCGGCCAGTTCGTTGGCCCGCTCGAAAGCGGTCTTCTGACTGTCGTGACCGATGCCGGCGAGGATCTTGCCGTCGAGCGGCTGGCCTTCCTGGGCGCGGCGAATGACGATCGCGTAGTTCCGGTCGAAGCGAGCCCGAAGTCCCTTGTCTTCCTGCTTGGCAGCGCGTAGGTCGAAGATCCCGGTCTCGTTGGCCGCAATGCGAACGCCTTCGTGGCTGTAGGTGCCCATAAGCGCTTCCATCCATGCATCGGCAGCAACGGGCATACCGAAACGCTCAGGCCCGGGAGTGCACCAGCCAATGAACTGCCCAATGCTCGGCGCGAATGGAGAGCCGCTGCGGCGGCACTCCTCGATGCCATACCGGACTTGGTCAAGGTCATTGATCCCAGCATCAATGAAGCCCTTGGTCCAGCTGCGCATAGCGGTGTTCTTCGATGCCTCATCGGGCCAAGCTTGCTTCCAAGCTGGGAAGATTGCCTGCAATTGGCGGAAGATCTTTTCGACGATGGCGCCAGTAGAGGCGTCAACATTGCCAAGAGGGGCTTGGACTACGGGCGCAGAACCAGCACCAGACGCGACCATCGCCTGAGCCTGGTGAGTCAAATCGCCGACGCGCTTCACAGGTCGCTACTCGTGTCGGTGCGCCAATCGGTGCTGAAGAAGTCTGGGGCGCTTGGGGCGAAACGCTGCGAACCCTGATTCTTGGAGAGTCGACCGATGATCCAATCAGGCTCGAAGCCTTGCCAGCCATTCAGAACCGCAAGACCGACAGCTTCGTCAGCCTTGATTCCGACTGCTGCACACTTGGTCAGGGCGGCATTGACGTTGGCCCAGACGCGAGCGGTAACTGGGGCACGCTTGGCCTTGCGGAGCTTCAGGTAATCATCAACGGATTGCTCGGATACACCGTGAGGGTTATCAGCGAGCATCTGAACCTTACCGAAAACCGAGGCGGTAGCCGCCTTGCTTTTACGGGAAACTCGTTCTGGATTTTCAAGGGTGGGATTACTCTCTTTCGTAGAAAGAGGTAATAGGGTTTCTTTCTTAGTATAAAGAAGGGAGTCGCCGGTTTTGGTCCGACTCGCGATATCGACGACTCGCACCATATGGTCCGACTCGGACTGCTTGGTGCGAATCGGACATTCAAAATAAATCCACTCTTTGGGGTCGCAAATGCTGATCTCGCCCCGCGCCCCGCCTTCTCTTGCAATCACGCGACGCTTCAGTAGGTGGCTGATTGCTCGCGAGGCAACGTCTGGATGGAGATTGGTTGACTTCGATACTTCGGTGGCCTTGATGCGTACAGAGTCCGCCTGGAAGTTGATGGTGGCCTTGGCGATGAATAAGGCCACCTTCAGCTCACGTCCCGGCAGATCGATAGCCATCAAGGCATCCATCAAGCTGTTGTCCATCCGGGTGAACCCCCTGGACTTGTCTATTTGGAAGATGTTTGTCATAGTTACCTCGCTAACAGCTTCAACGAATCGGCCGGGCGGCAATCCCGGCTTTTTTGTGCCTGAAATTTGGCTAATCGATCTTTCTTCTGAAGGCTTGAATCGTCCCTGACATGGTTCTTGGCGTTGTTCTTCGGGCGTACTCTTGCTGGATTACGTGCTTTGCGAGCTCGACGGCTGTCATTCCCCGCTTTGCTGCTTCGGCTTCCAGTACTTCAAGGTCTTCGCGGTCTACCAAGTCTCCGAGCTCCATTCCCTCATCTGCTGCTGACATAGCGTCTCCTAAGTCCCTGCATGGTCCCTATTGAGTCCCTACCGGGTCCCTACTGATTTGCTTTGTTGGAGCGTCGGTCGCGGCTATGATCTTCAACAACGGAGAGCAACCAGGATTTGAGGACTTCCCGGGCTAACGTGCCCTTTTTGGTCCGATGAATCATCGCGGCGTATTCCAGAAGGCCATTGAACTCATCGTCCAAAAGAACCTTCATTTGCCGAGTGTTCTTGTGATTGGGTTTGTCTGAGTCATAGAGCTTGTGTTCGTCTTTCATGGGTGATGCTCCTTGCGGCTGGGAATGGTTAGGCGGCAGCGTTTACAGCAAATCTGTCGGGGTAGAGCACATGGATCTCGGTAAGCGTTTTCTTCCCGAACACCTTGCAGATGCTTTCTGCCATCTGCGGAGAGGCACGTTGAAGTCCACGCTCGATCCTGGAGAGGTTTCCGGTATCGGTTTCCTCTCCAACATCTTTCAGGCGGGCGACCAAATCAGATAACCGCCACCCCTTATCTTTTCGAGCTTTTTTCAGCGGGGTCATAACGACGGCCTCGATTTATGGGTAGTGGTCACAATTCTGCGCAACGCGCAGATAAATTGCAAGATCATTTCTGCGCAGTACGCTTTGCGCGGGAGGAAAGTCATGGCGAGGATGAGCGCCCTACTAAAAGGGCTAGCAAAAATGGAAATCGGACGAGCTATAAGGGACGCCAGAAAAGCTAAGGGGATGACGCTGGAGGAATTGGCCCACCAGGTCGGGACAGACAGCGGAAATCTGTCGAGGCTTGAGCGCGGAATCCAAGGAGCCAGCCAAGACCTTTTAATAAAAATACTTGACGCTCTCGGATTGCCGCTTAGTAGCGCATTAGCTGCTGGATCAATGCGATCAAACGTTGAAAATGCTCATGTCCTTCCTTCCTCCGTACCAGTAATATCCTGGGTCCAGGCAGGTCAATGGACGGAAGTTATGTCATCGTTTACGGCTGCAGATGCTGAAGATTGGGTAGCGTGTCCGGTAGCGCACGGCCCAAGGACATTTGTTTTGCGCGTGAGGGGTGAATCAATGTTCAATCCTCATGCAAGGCGCTCATTTCGAGAAGGTGACTTAATCTACGTCGACCCAGATAAGCAGTCGGAAAGCGGATCGCTGGTAGTGGTCCAGCTCGAGGACCATCCCGAAGCAACATTCAAACAGTTGATTATTGAAGGCGACCGTAAATACCTAAAGGCTATTAATCCTGCATGGCCTGAGCCGATATTACCTATCAATGGCAACGCAACAATCTGCGGCGTAGTCATCTTCAAGGGCGAATTTATCTAGTTCGCTACCAGCAATCCAAAAACCCGCCCTGTGCGGGTTTTTTTTCGCTCAAAGAAAATGCAAATTTGCGCTTGACGCAGAAAATAATCTGCGCATAATAAATCCCATGTTCTGCGCAGTACGCAGATTCAGGGCCTAAAAAGGACCGACCGCTCTTTAGATGCACCAGCTTCAAGACTGCCGGATCACCACCGGCCAGCAAGAAGGCAGCGATGAACCGGCCTAACGGTTCAGAGGGTTGGCAACTGACCCGGGTGTGCAGCGTAAAGCACCGAAAACAGTTTTCTGATGGGCAGAGCCGCGATCAGACAAACAAGTTGAGATTCAAGCCAGTGACCGACGCCAGTAGCGGGTCACGGCACCACAGATTTACTGATGCCGCTTCGATGAGGCGGCATTGGAAATCAACGGAGGGCAAGAAGATGGGATTGGACATTACGGCATACAGAAAGCTCGTTCTTACTCCTGACGCAGAGCGGGACGAGGACGGCGAACTTGTCGATTACGACAACTACACCACGTTCTACGACAACAAAGACTTCCCCGGCCGCATTGAAGGGATAACACCAAAAGCAGCCTACAAGGTCGAAGGCGATTGCTGCGGACTCAGCGCTGGTTATGGCGGCTACAACGCCTGGAGAAACCAGCTCGCTCAGTTAGCAGGGTATCCACTTGGTCATTACGAACAGTATGGGCGTCAGGCCGATAGTTACTGCGTCGCGTGCTGGAACGGTGAAAGTGGTCCATTCGCAGAGCAGATCAACTTCTCAGACTGCGAAGGCACCATTGGCCCGGTAGTCAGCGCAAAGCTGGCCAAGGACTACGCCGCCTTCGCAGAGAAGGCTGAAGCGATCGGTGGCTATTTCTGGGAGAAGTATCAGGAATGGAAAGCTGCTTTCGAATGTGCTGCCGATAGTGGCGCAGTAAGTTTTCACTGACCAACCAGCGCCACGTCAGCCTGACGAAAACTGCCCGATCACCTGGTACTCCCCTTCGCCAGGCTGCATCGGAGTGTGATCTGAATGCGCAGGCTGATGCGGAACGACGCAGGCTCGTAAGTGCGGCGCCGATGGGCGAAAGCTGGTCGGCTTGGTTGAACCTGACACTTCACACGCAAGCCGGAGATCAGCGCCGGCCAGATCACACCCCGATGCGGACGAATCCACACCGCGCAATGCGGCCCCCTGCATCAACACCACTGACGAACTACCCGGTCGCTGACTCCAGTAGAGGGCGATTGGTCACAGATCGCGGCCTGCTGTTTCAGGCTGGCGATCTGGCTGATTGGGAAGCCCGACTACCCCTCGGGCTTTCTTCATTCACTCCCGTGGAGCACGCCACCATGTTTGCCCTCATCTGGCTTTACGTCTTCATCTCGCAAGACGCACCAAGCCCAAAGCTTCCCGACACTCGCTCGACTCAAGCTGCATAACCCAAGAATTTCACCAGTGTCGATGGATCGTCGGCAGTGGGAAGGCAAACCCCGACAAGGACAACAAACATGACAGCTCAACTGACGACCCTTACCTGCGGCGAATCAACGATCAGCAGCCCCGATAAGGCTCTGGTTCTCCAGTTTGCGAACTTCGTGCTTGGCGCCGATCAGCCAAAGGCGTCTACAGGCAATACCGACATCCCTGCCATCGGCCAATACTGGCCCGGCCAAGGCGGCGTGAACGCTGGCCTGATGCGAGGCGAAGACGGCCAGCCTGATTACTGGCTGATCGTTCCCGACGTCAAGGCGAAGAAACTCGCCTATGGCGGCTACAAGGCCGACGAACCTGAAGCGGCAAGTCGTCGTGACGGATTCGCGAATACCCTTCACCTAGTTGAAGGTTCTGGTCATGACCACCCTGCCGCCGAGTGGTGCGACAGCCTCACCGTCGAGGGGCATACCGACCTCTATCTGCCGGCCATCAGCGAGCTCGCACTGTGTATGGCGAACGTCCCTGAGCTGTTCGAGAAGCAATGGCACCTCAGCAGCACGCAGCGCTCCGCCAACTTCGCCTTCTACATGCTCTTCGTTGTTGGCGATCAGGACACCTATGGCAAGGGCTTTACCGCGCGCGTCCGCCCCGTCCGCAGATTCATTCGTTAATTCATTTATTGCTCTTCTTTGCAGGCGAATCGAGGGGCTGCGCGAGTCGGCGGGGCCAGACCTGATACGTCCGAGGATGTGCTCGGTGCCTGAATATCCAACCATGGCAATTTTTGCCATGGTTCAGTTAGACCAGTACGGAGGATTGGCAGCCATGTAACAGATAGCCGACACCCGATGCCTCATGCGTCCGGTCGTCATGTAGGGAAGGTAAAGCCCGGTTCGCGCCGGGCTTTTTATTGGGTGATTGGAGGTGAGTGTGATGAGCCAGCAACGTGAACCGCTTCGGCGGTCGGCCACTGACGAAGACAAAATGAATCTGCCGGAAGGCAAGACCTGCGGCGACTGTGTGCACGCACGGCGTTGCACGATCATGTTCGGCCATATCCCTGAAGACGAGGCCTGCGACTGGGCGCCTTCGAGATTCCGCGAGGCGGTCATTGCCAGCGAATTCCAGCAGGTGCAGCCATGAAACGCACAACCCCACTCCCCCGCAAGCCCCGCCCCGACGTCCACGACTGCGCCAAAGGTCGGATGCATGACCCTGTTGCCAAAAAAGTCGTTACCACGATGCCAGGCGGGTATATCGCCTGATTGGAGATTGAGATGAACGAATGGATCAAGTGCAGCGACAGGCTGCCAGACGACGACCAAGCAGTTGTTGTTTGGCGCAAGTGGCCCAACTGGGACTGCTTCGCCGCAGAGCTTGATAGTTGGCAAGCGGATTCATCGTCGCTGACTGGAGGTAATTGGTATCAAGCCGAAGAGTCTTGCCAGCACATCGAAACGTGCGCCGACGGCCCTGGTGAAGTTGCAAGGCCAGAAACTACGCACTGGATGCCGCTTCCAACACCACCAATCGAATAACCCCGCCAGTCTGGAGGCGACCATGAACGCAGCATTGATTGCTCAGTTGAACTACGAAAACCGTCAGCCGCCTCCAGTGAGCGATAGCCCTCGGGAGATTGCGCGGGCCGAGTGGTTGTATAACGCCGCCGAAGAGTTGCTGCGGGGCTGCGCAGTAGTCTTCCAGCGCCGCATGAACGCACCGCAGGGCATCACATCGAAGCAATTCGCCCTGGCAGTCGACGAATTCGTTAATAAACGTCTCGCTGACTGCGAAATCGATAATCCTGCGCTGGGATGGCTACTGATCTCGGCTGAGCGCGGACAGGCCGATAAGACCGCCACCGCTGAGCTTCTGGGCCGCAGCGATCACCCACTGGGCAAGCTTGGCGAAATCGCCGAAACCCTGCTTGAGCCGCTGGCTGACGACGCCCTCATAGCTCAGGCCGAGGACGACGAACTTTGAACGATCCCAAAGCTGAGTCAGCCATTGAGTACGAAATAGCCAAAGTCAGCCGCACCCACTCACCGATAGCCGATCGCACCTTTGTAATGGGCATGATCGAGCTGGCCGAATTCTGCGAGTTGATCGATCGGTGCACAGCAAACCGTTATCGCGATGCGCTCGACGCCAAGTTCGTCGAGCGCCGCGACTATCTGAAGAGGATGGCAGCATGACGATCATCGCGAGAACCCATGCAGCACTCACCCAAGCCTTGCAATCGCGAGGCTTTTTTCTGGTCGCTGATCTGCCTCAGCGCATCTCCATTCAGACCCGGCGCGGCATGCTGGTTGTGAGGATTTCGTGATGGATATCAATTGGAGTAAAGCACCATCGCATGCAACGCATTGGTGCCCAGGTAATGCGCGGATCACTGAAGGCTGGATATACCAGTCTGGTGGTGAGTTCTACAGCTGCTACGCCGATAGAGGGCTCGAGCATATTCCAGCATTCCCGGATTGGAAAAAGTCTAGGCTCGTCCCGCGGCCATTAGAAACCTCTTGGACCGGCGAAGGCCTGCCGCCAGTTGGGACTGATCTTGAATGCGGATTCGCCTGCGAAGACTTCAAGATATGGCATGCGGGTGTGTGCATTGCCGTAGGCGAAGATCCTGAAGGTCGAGAAGAGTTTTGCGTGGTGAAATCCGGGAACAAGATAGCTATGTATACGGCTGAAGGCCGGCGTATGCGCCCAATCCGCACGCCCGAACAGATCGCGGCGGAAGAGCGTGACGAAGCTCTAAACGAAATGATCCGCCGCATCAAGGATCACCCGAATAATGCGCACGGCGTACCTCACCTGACCCAGCTCAAGATTCAGGAAGAGGCCTGCATCGACCTATACGACGCCGGCTACCGCAAGCAGGTGACGACATGAAAATCCTAGCCAGCCGCATCTACTCGTTCGAAGACCTCTTGAAGCGCATTGATCTGGATAACTGGCGCGTCCGCGAACACAACGAAATGAACTACACGTTCATTCCACTCCAATACTGGGGAGGTGATTGATGAAGACCCTCTACTGGATCCTCGCCTGCGGCCTGATCATCCTGCTCATGCAATACAGTCTGTTCAAAGAAACCGGCGAGCCTCGGCAGATCAGCCTTCCTATGGCGGTGGTGAAATGAAGACGGCATCGAAATTCGAGCAGGCTTGTGCGGATTATGCCGAGGCGCGTTTGGTTGTGCGGAAGGCAACGTTACGCATCGGGGCTTATCTCTCCGATTGTACTCGGGCCGACGACGACAGCAAGACCAACCGCAAAGGTGGACAATATTCCCACGTCTCTCAGGTGCTTGAGTGGGAAGTAGACGACTACGGGAACGAGTCGACGTACACCGCAGCAGAGCGCGCCGAAGTTCTTGCCGAGTGTCAGGGTTGCCAGAAGGCATGGCAAGCCATTCAGGATCGTCGCGAGTGGCGCAAGAAGTTTGGCATCGCCAAGCGTAGGGTCACGCTGTTTGGCAATCAGATACTGGCGGCACGCGATGACTAGCCATCAACGCGCACGCCGCTTGCTAATCTAGCGCGGCTCATTCCCTGCCCTCGCCATCTTCACCTTCCTGATGCTACTCGGCGCCCTCGCTGATCGCATAACTCAATAAACAATAAGTTCAAGCGCTGCCTGCGTGGCGGCAAGGAATCCCCATGTCCGCTGTAATGAAGCAACCCGACAACATGCCGGCGCTGTCAGAAGACGCGCTCGTCGAAGTGCTGAGCGGCAGCCTGTACCCAGGCGCAGAGCGTAACTCGGTTGTAATGGTCTTAGCGTACTGCCAGGCCGCGCATCTGGACCCGATGTTGAAGCCGGTCCACATCGTGCCAATCTGGAACGCGAAAGCGAAAAAGATGCAGGACACGGTAATGCCGGGTATCGGCCTTTACCGCATTCAGGCGGCGCGCACCGGGCAATACGCCGGCATCAGCGATCCCGAGTACGGCCCCCCGATTACTGCGAAGCTGTCAGACGTTGACGTCACCTACCCGGAATGGTGTCGGGTGACCGTGAAGCGGCAGATGTCCAACGGACTCGTTGCTGAGTTCACCGCCAATGAGCGCTGGCTAGAAAACTACGCCACCGCCAGCAAAGACAGCGCGGCGCCGAATGCCATGTGGAAGCGCCGCGCCTTTGCTCAACTCGCCAAGTGCGCCGAGGCACAGGCTTTGCGCAAGGCATTCCCAGAAGTTGGATCGGCGCCAACGGCTGACGAGATGGAAGGCAAAGCGTTCGAAGAATCAGCCCGGGATATTACCCCTCAGCCTAAGGCAAAGTCAGAGCCCGAAGCTCTTCCTGACTACCCGGAAGAACTACTGATCGAGAACATCGCCAAGTGGCAACCGCTGATCGATGCAGGGCGCACCAGCCCGGAACACATCATCGTAAACGTCAGCAGTAAATACACGCTGAGCCTGGCGCAGATCGAAACCATCACCAATCTCAAAGCCATCGATGGAGACGCAGCATGAAAATTCATAACGTTGCACAAGGCTCCGCCGAGTGGCATGCATTGCGAGCCAAGCACTTCACCGCCTCCGAAGCCCCGGCGATGATGGGGGTCTCGAAGTACCAGACCCGCACCGAACTGCTGACTATGAAGAAGACCGGCATCATTGCTGACGTCACGCCGTCGCAGCAGTACATCTTCGACAAGGGCCACGCCACTGAAGCTGCTGCCCGTCCGCTGGTTGAAGTGAAGATCGGCGAAGAGCTGTATCCAGTCGTGGGTACGCTGGGCAACCTGCTGGCCTCGATGGACGGCGCGACGATGCTCGGCGAGACGCTGTTCGAACACAAGCTCTGGAATGAATCGCTGGTCGCCCAGGTGCGTGCTGGTGAACTCGACCCGCACTACTACTGGCAACTTGAGCAGCAGTTGCTGGTCAGCGGCGCCGAAAAAGTGATCTTCGTTTGCTCCGACGGCACCGCCGAAAACTTCGTGCACATGGAATACCGCCCGGTCGCCGGTCGCGCCGAACAACTCATCGAAGGCTGGAAACAGTTCGAGGCTGACCTCGCCGCCTTCGAGATGGTCGATGCGCCTTCGATCGTTGTCGGTAAGGCGCCTGACGAGCTGCCAGCGCTGCGCATCGAGCTGACCGGCATGGTTACCGCCAGCAACCTAAAGGTGTTCGAGCAATCGGCGCTGGCGGTCATCGACTCAGTGAAAACCACGCTGGAAACCGATCAGGACTTTGCGGACGCCAAGAAAGCTGTGAAGTGGTGCAGTGACGTCGAAGATGCCGTCGATGTCGCGAAGAAACAGGCTTTATCGCAAACCAAGACCATCGACGAACTGTTCTCTTCGCTGGATCGTGTCAGCGCACACGCCCGTGAAACTCGCCTGAAGGTCGACAAGCTGGTGAAGGCGCAAGAGTTGCTGGTGAAGACCAACATCAAGCAGAAGGCCGAACAGGCGCTGACTGATCACGTCGCAGCGATCAACAAGACCCTGGGTAAAGTTGTTCTTCCAACGGTGGCGGCAGACTTCGCTGGCGCCATGAAGAACAAGCGCACCATCGCCAGCTTGCAAGATGCAGTCGATACCGAACTGGCCCGGGCGAAGATCGACGCCAGCCAGGCCGCCGACTGCATTCGCCTGAACCTGAATAGCTTGACCGAGCTGGCCGCCGATCATTCCTTCCTCTTCAGCGATATTCAGCAGTTGGTGACCAAGGCTAATGACGATCTGGTGACGCTGATCAAGTTTCGTATCTCGGAGCATGAGAAGGCCGAGGAAGAGAAAGCCGAAGCCACTCGCAATCGGATTCGCGACGAAGAGCTGAAAAAGATCGCCGACGCAGAGGCGGCAAAGCTGGCGGCCGCCCCTGCTCCGGTCGTGGCGGCTTCTCCGGCTCGCTCGGCTCCTGCCGTCGTGGCGCCCACAGTAAGCGCCGCCCCGCAAAAGACCGAAGTGCTACAGGCTGAAGTCTACGACCTGGAAGCGCTGATCAAGGCCGTGGCATACGGACAGGCCCCGCTATCGGTTCTGACGGTCAATTGGGAAGCACTCGACGCTCTTGTCGCTGACCAGGGCCCCAAGTTCAGCATGGCCGGCGTGAGGCTGGCAAAGGCGGCAGCATGAACGCATACGTCAGCACTGAGCTTTCCATGATCCAGATGCTCGACCCTCAACGCCACGAACTGGCCCTGCTTCAGGAGGCCTTCTTGAACAAAGGAGGGACTATTGAGGTATTGCAGGGGCCGAGCTTCGTTCCTCCCCCGATCCGGCATGAGCCGCCACCGCGCAAGAAGGTCAAGGCAGCCCAGAAAGCTGTTGAGCCTACATGGCTCGACAAAATGGCTCAGCGTGACATCGAACGTGAAGAGCGTGTCGAGCAGGCCGCCAAGGACAAACTCGGACTCATCGAGCTTGTCCGCAAACTCGCCGAGACCATGGATTATTCCCAAGCAATCATGCGCACAGGATTATCGCGAACGGCCCTGTACAGAATCGCCAAGGATAACGGTTTCAAGTTCCAGCCCTCTGGCTACGGAAGCTCAGCGATCCAAAAGCGCGGCGTAGCCGATGAAGAGAATGACGCGAAGAACGCTGAGCGCATCAAGGCATTCAAGGAGCTCGGTCTTACTCGCAACCAGGCCATGGGAAAGATCGGGGTCACCTTCAGGACCTTCAACCGCATCCTGGCCAAGTACGAAATTGCTTATCCAAAGTGCAACCACGGCCCGCAGCCGGCTTTCTTCCCGAAACACAACGAGGTCTCACGATGAAACCCGAAATGATCACCCTCAAGCACGGCGATGCCACGATCAAGATGCCGGCATCTTCACTGGCAAAACTGGCGCTGGCCAGCACGTTTGCCGTGGTTCTTCCGCCAGCGGCCAACGTTCAGCCCATCGCGCTCTGCTCCATTCCGGAACTTGGCAAATATTGGCCTGGTGAAGGCGGCATTAACGGCGGCCCGGTACCAGCTCGCGGCAACATCCCTGCGCATTACCTCATCCTCGCTACCGAGGACGTCGGCGAGCACGCATGGGGCGGCCGCGGTACCGAGTCGGGCGCCACCAGCAAGTGGGACGGGATGAGGAACACCGAGCAGCTTCTGTCTGAAGGTGATCGCCCGGCAGCCAATGCCGCAGCCAAGTACACAGCCGACGGTCACCACGACTTCTTCCTGGGCTCGCCTGCCGACATGCACCAGGTGTGGGTCAACGGCCTGATCACCAAAGGCGCGTACTGGACCAGCACGCAGCGCTCCGCCAACGACGCGTTCCTCATGTCCTTCGGTGCTGGCGCTCAGGACAGCGACGCCAAGACCAGCGAGCTCAGCGTCCGCCCCGTCCGCAGGAAATTCATTTAATCCTTCATTAATTGCTTTTGATCGGCCCGGGGCGCAGCAGCGCCTTTTTTGTTGCCTACGAGAAGAGGAAAGACCATGTCCGCAGCACAGCAAGTAGCACCAAAACAGACCATTCCAGAGTTCGGGCAGCCCTACGGCGGCGGCTACTTCTCTGGCATCACTGTCGAAAACGGCAAGCGTTACCTCAACGTTACCGCCGGTGCCGAACACGAACTACGCGGCGTCTGGGGCAAGTACGGCGTGAAGATCGAAGGCGCCGACAGCTTCACCAACAGCCGCGCTAATACCGAGGCTATGGCCGCAGCAGGCAGCAAGGTTGCCCAGCAAGCCCTGGAGCTGCGCATTGGCGGATACGATGATTGGGCACTACCAGCGCGGGACGTGCAGGAACTGCAATACCGTCACTTCAAGCCGACCACCGAAGCGAACTGGCAATACGGGCGTAGCGGCGACAACCCAAACAGCGAGCCGGTTGGCCTGCTGCACACCGAAGAATCGCCAGCCCAGACCACCATCGAAGCATTCCGCGAGGGTGGTCCTGAAGCATTCCAAGAGCGCGCCTACTGGTCCTCAACGCAGCGCTCCGCCAACAACGCATTCTACGTGAACTTCGGTGGTGGCAGTCAGGGCTACGGCGGCAAGGGCGGCGAGCTCCTCGTCCGCCCCGTCCGCAGCGAACTTATTGATTAATTTGCTTATTTAATCCGGCCGCTTGCGGCCGGCTGCTCATGGAGAGCACCCATCATGGGGATGCACACGGATTTGTCGATCTACAAGGCTTCGCTGGGCCTGCTCCAGATGGCCACAAACCTCACCCGCAACATTCCCCGAGATCTCAAGCAGTCTCTCGGGAAGCGCGTCATTGATGAGTGTATCGACGTGCTGATGTTGATTGCCCGGGCCAACTCGACTCGGGACAAGCACCCACACCTGACCTTGCTGGTTGAGAAGGTCCAGGTGATCGAGTTCCTGATGCGGCTTTTCAAAGAGAGCCGGTTCATCAGTGTCGGGCAGCACGCCACCGCGATCGAGGTCACCACCTCAATCGGCAAACAAGCCAATGCCTGGAAGCGCTCCACCCCAACCGCGCCCGCCATCTGAGAGTCACGGCTTTCAGGTCTGTGCGAATTGAATCTGGTCGTGCCGCTGACCTCTGGGTCACCGCCATGCGCATCAGAGATACCGACGGTCTAAAGCGTCCGTGCAGGTCTCGCGCAGTTTCCTCGCTGATCGGCTCTGCCTTCGGCTTGGCGACGTAGATAGCACGATAGGTCGCAGCGCTCCGCCAACAACGCATTCAACATGAACTTCGATGATGGCAATCAGAACAACAACGACAAGAACAACGAGCTCAGCGTCCGCCCCGTCCGCAGATTCGAATGTTGGTCCCTACCAGTTCAACGAGCTTGTTCAGGCTTACTACGACTGCCGACGCTCGAAGCGCAACAGCGCCAGCGCACTGGCTTTCGAAATGGACCTCGAACGGAACCTGGTAGCGCTTCACGACGACCTGATTGGCGGCACTTACCGCCCGGGCCGTTCGATATGTTTCGTGGTCACCCGACCGAAAGCCCGAGAGGTTTGGGCTGCTGCTTTCCGGGACCGCGTCGTCCACCACCTGCTATACAACCATGTGGCACCGCGCTTCTACGCCAGCTTCATAGCGGACAGTTGCGCATGCATTCCCGGGCGCGGCACGTTGTACGCCGCGAAACGCCTTGAATCGAAGATTCGTAGCGCCAGCCAAAACTGGTCGAAGCCGATCTTCTACCTGAAGTGTGACCTGGCCAACTTCTTCGTTGCGATCGATAAAGAGGTTCTGCGCAAGCAGTTGGCCGCGAAGATCACCGAGCCCTGGTGGCTGGCACTCGCCGAACAGATCCTGATGCACGACCCGCGCGAGGACTTTGAAGTACGGAGCCCGGCCCATCTGTTCAACCGGGTACCGCAGCACAAGCGACTCACCGCGCAACCTGCGCACCTCGGTCTACCCATCGGCAACCTGTCTTCGCAGTTCTTCGCAAATGTGTACCTGAACTCGCTGGACCAGTTCGCCAAGCACAAGCTCGGCGCCAAACATTACATCCGCTACGTCGATGACTTCGTGTTCCTGCATGAGTCGCCGCAACAGCTCAACGCCTGGCTGGCTGAGGTCGAAGCATTCCTTCCGAGTCTAGGCGCCAAACTGAACCCGACGAAGACCATCCTGCAGCCGGTAGATCGCGGCGTCGACTTCGTGGGCCACGTCATCAAACCGTGGCGGCGGACCACTCGTAAGCGTTCGCTGGCCCAGGCATTGAAACGCACTGCCGCAGCGCCCACCGAGGATCTGCGCGAAACCGCAAACAGCTACTTCGGACTGCTCAGCCAAGCCACCCACAGCGAGAAAGACCGTGAAAAGCTTGCCCGCGTCGTTCAGAGGCGCGGCCATGCCGTTAACGGCGCGCTGACCAAGACCTACCCGAAGAAATAAACCAACTGGAAACCACTTATGGCCATGGAACCCTGGTTGTACCTAGGTGATTGTCTTGAGGTGATGAAGGCCATGCCGGACAACAGCGTCGACATGGTGCTGGCCGATCTTCCCTACGGCACAACCCAGTGCGCATGGGACATGATTATCCCCTTCCCCCCCCTATGGGAGCAGTACTTGCGGATCGCCAAACCAGGAGCAGCCATCGTGCTATGCGCTGCCCAACCATTCACCTCGTTGGTCGTGACCAGCAACCCCAAGCATTACCGGTATGAATGGATCTGGGAGAAAGGCAACGCCACCGGCTTCCTGAACGCCAAGAAGCAGCCACTCCGCGCCCACGAAAGTGCTCAGGTCTTCTACCGCCAGCAGCCGGTGTACAACCCACAGATGACGAGTGGGCACGAACGCAAAACCAACAAACGTAAGACGGTCGATTCGGAGTGCTACGGCAAGGCCTTGCGCCTCACCGAGTACGATTCGACAGACCGTTATGCGCGCTCGGTGCAGTTCTTTTCCAGCGACAAACAAACCGGCAGCTTTCACCCGACGCAGAAGCCGGTCGCCTGGATGAAGTTCCTGATCAGCACCTACACCAATCCGGGTCAAGTGGTCATGGACAACACCATGGGCAGCGGTACCACCGGAGTTGCATGCCTGCAGCTCAATCGCCGATTCGTCGGCATCGAGCAGGACGAAGCGATCTTCGATACCGCGAAAGCCCGGCTGGATGCGGAGCTGATTCGTGTGAACACGCCTGAACCGCAGATCGATCTGTTCGCCTGATAACCCCACTTCTACGAATCACGCCAGCCGGCGAGGATCCCCTATGTCCGCACAACAGAAGAAACACCCCTTCGATTTCAAAACTCAATACGGACTCGGCTTCAGTACACAGGATGATGAGATCGTTGTCGACTTCTTCTGCGGTGGTGGTGGTGCCGGTACCGGGCTGGAAATGGGCCTGGGCCGCGCGGTGAATGTGGCGAAGAACCACAGTGCCAGTGCGATCAGCATGCACACCGCGAATCACCCGGGTGCGGTGCACTACACCACCGACGTGTTCGACGGTGATCCGGATACCGAATGCGGCGGCAAGGCTGTTGGCTGGTTCCACATGTCGCCGGATTGCACGCACCACAGCCAGGCGGCCGGTGGTCAGCCGCGTAAGCGCGAGATTCGCAACCTGTCGTGGATCGGTCTGAAGTGGGCCGGCAAGAAGAAGCCTAGGGTCATCAGCCTGGAGAACGTGAAGCAGATCCTCCAGTGGGGGCCGCTGATCGCTAAGCGCTGCAAGGCTACCGGCCGTGTCATTAAGTTGGGCGGTGGTATTGCCGAGCCAGGTGAAGTTGTACCGGTTGGCCAGCAGTTCCTGGTGCCAGATCCGAAACGTCGCGGCCAGACCTGGGCAACTTTCGTTGCTGAACTCCGGCACTTGGGTTACGCCGTCGAATGGCGGGTGATCAAGGCCTGCGACTTCGGGGCCCCGACCAGCCGGGAGCGCCTATTCATGATTGCCCGCTGCGACGACCAGCCGATTGCCTGGCCGGCAGCGACCCACGCGAAGAATCCTGCCAAAGGGCAGCAGAAATGGCGCACCGCCGCCGAGTGTATCGACTGGACGATCCCGAGCAAGAGCATCTTCGACCGGCCCAAGCCGCTTGCACCGGCCACTCTGCGCCGGATCGCCAAGGGCATGAAGAAATTCGTGATCGATGCCGCTGACCCATTCATCATACCGATCGCGAACTGGTCCGGCGAAAGCGTCCAATCAGCGCACGACCCGCTACGCACCATTACCTCTTGGCCGCGCGGCGGTTCGTTCGCCATGGCCAGCCCGATCATCGCGCCAGCCACACACCAGGGCAGCGACCGCGTGAACTATCCAGCGGAGCCGCTTCCGACTGTGACAAGCGCGAACCGGGGCGAGCTGATGTTGATCAGCCCTACCCTGATTCAAACGGGTTACGGAGAGCGCGCTGGCCAAGAGCCGCGCGTGCCGGGACTGGATCAGCCGCTGGGCACCGTAGTAGCCGGCGGCGTGAAGCACGCAGTCGCCGCCGCGCACCTAGTGAAGTTCAGGTTTGCTGATGAAGGCAAGGCGCTCGACGAACCGTTGCCAACGATCACCAGCGGCGGTAACTACCAGCGTCCGGCCGGTGCTGCCCATGCAATGGGTATCTCGACGGTGTTCATGGCCCAGATGAACGGCGGCTTCAACACCACCGCAGCCAAGAGCATTGAAGACCCGATGACCACGGTGACCAACACCGGCAGCCAGCAGCAGCTGGTGACCGCCAACCTGGTGCACCTTCGCGGCAACTGCGATGCGCGGGACGCCGCTGATCCACTGCACACCATCAGCGCCGGCGGCACCCACCACGGGCTGGTCACCGCATTCATGGAGCGTCAGTTCGGCGCCAGCGTTGGCCAGAGCGTGAATGAACCCGCGCCAACAATTACGGCGGGCGGCGGCGGGAAAAGCTCGCTGCTGGAGCTGCAACTCTCGCCGGAGGTTGAAGCCGGTGCACTTCGAGTCGCGGCATTCCTCATCAGCTACTACGGCACCGAGAACGTGAGCGGCGCCGGCGAACCGGCACCAACGATCACTACCAAGGATCGCCTGGCACTGGTCACCGTGACGATCAAGGGCACGCCATATGTGATCGTCGACATCTGCTTGCGGATGCTGCAACCGGCTGAACTGTACAAGGCCCAGGGTTTCCCAGCCGACTACATCATCAGCCACGGTGCCGATGGCAAACCGTTCACCAAAACCCAGCAAGTCCACATGTGCGGCAACAGCGTCAGCCCCCCACCGATGGCTGCACTTGCTCGAGCCAACGATCCTTGGAAGCAAGCTGTTGAACAGAAGGAGGCAGCATGATTAATCTGCTCTGGCGCCTGATCGCCAAACTACTTGCCCGCCCGGCCATTGCCACCTGGCTCATCACCCGCGCCCAGCGCACCCCTTACCAGCACATCATGTCCGCCGACGGCGCCGAGATGTACATGGGGCGCTGGTGGCTGTTCAACCCATACGACCGTGACACCTACAGGTCCCGGCTCTGGTGGTGCCCATGGTCGTTCCGGATTCACCACATCAAGCGGCCAGACAATGACCGCGATCTTCATGATCACCCATGGAATGCCCGAACGATCATTCTGCGCGGCGGCTACACCGAACAACGATTACTCGATCACGATGATGCAGCGCTGGCAGGTCTCAATGTTCCGCCCTCAGCTCAAGCTACCGAATACATCGACCGGCGCCCAGGCGATACAGCATCGTTGAGCTACGGCGAGTATCACCGGATTGACACTGTTGCCGATGGCGGTGCCTTCACCTTGTTCATCAGCGGACCCTATCAAGGCACGTGGGGATTTCTGGTCAATGGTATCAAGGTGCCTTGGCGCACCTACACCGGGACAGATGATTGAATGAACGCCGCCGACACCATCGATCTTCATCTTCGCCCCGCGCACTGACCATCACCCAATACTCCATCGCCCGGATATGACCCCGGCATAGGACCATCCATGACCGCAAAACTCTCAGACGAATCGATTAGCCTGATTATGCGCATGTTCAAGAGTGGCACGCCGACGGCTGATATCGCCAAAGCCGTCGGATGCGCGCCGTCCACGGTCGTGAAATACCTCAATGCCGCCGGGATCGTGCTCGGCAACAAGGGCAAGCCGAAGCAGCTCACGGCCGAGTATCTGACCCTGGCCCTCGACATGCGCGCACGCGGCGCAAAGTGGTGCGACGTCGAGAAGAAGATCGGCTTTCACCCCTGCACATTCCGGCGCGAGTTGCGCGCTATGAGGGCTCAGCAATGACCCATTTTATTCGTAAGCGTGACGGCGCACGGTACATCACCGATTTGCGTGTGGTGCGCCGACCCGGCTTCGACCATTGGGGAGACTGCTATCGGCTCGTGCCGATCTGGGAAGGCCGGACGCATTACAAGACAGTTGCGGCGTTCAATCGGGAATTCAAATCAAGTGACGGGAGTAAGCCATGACTGACGACGAGCTGGTTCCTGCGTATATGGCCATGGCCGCCGAGAACGAACGCCTGCTGAAGATCATCAATAGCCAATCGCATTCAACATTCAAGATCGAGGCTTGGCCAGTCTCCCAGTACCCAGCTGTTACAACTGTGCCAGTCGATGGCCTGAAAGCCTTCGCCAACGAACTGATCAATGGCAGCCTCGAAGGCGGGAGTTTTGACGGTGGCGACATCCAGGATATCGCCGTGAAGCACGGCCTTCTGCGCATCGAGTCTCGCGATAAGGAATGCGGCGAAATTTGCGCCTGCCGCGAATTCGGCTTCCCAGCCGAGTGCTACCGAAAGACCGATCTGATCGCCAACACCCCGCAGTAATTCCCTCCACTTTAAAGTCAGCCGCTATAGCGGCAAGGACGAAGTCATGACCAAAGAACAGCTCGCTGCACAGTTGAGCGGTATTCAATACCCAGCACATCGCTTCATCACCAAAGACCATATCGAAGCGGCAAAGGCTGCCGGACTGGTTATCGTGTACGGCGCCAGCGACGACCTGATGGAGTTCGAGGGCGCTATTCGTGATGAGTTCGGTTGCTACAACGGCGGCACCGCACTGGTCGATGGAGAAGGCTTACTGCCAGATCGGGAGAACATCGAGGAAGACGACGAGTTTGTATCGTTCTTCAAGCGCAAAGCTATCGCCCTGAAGATCGAAGCGCTCTGGTGTAAGGAGGACGGCTACTCCTGGACCTACTCAACTGATATCCCGCACTCCACCTTTGATGTGATGGACGGTGAGGACCACTACTGCCGCGGCATCGTGTTTGCTCTGGCAGAACTCAAACAGCAGGTGGCGCCATGCGATTGAAGAAAGGTGAGCGCGAGCAGGTCCGACTGAAGTACGGCGGACACTGCGCTTATTGCGGTATCGAGTTGGGCGACCGCTGGCACGCCGATCATCTGGTCCCTGTACAGCGCGAACTGATCTCGAAACAAAACACAAACGGAACTTGGCGGCTTGATTCAGGAAAGCCACTCAGGCCTGAAAACGATCACATCGACAACATGATGCCAGCCTGTGCCCCCTGCAACATCAGCAAGGGTGGTAATACCTTAGAAGGCTGGCGAGCCTGGATCGCTGGCCATGTCAACAGCCTGAACAGCTACCACCCTATCTACCGTCTGGCCAAGTCCTACGGCCTGATCGCTGAGACTGGTGCGCCGGTGGTATTCCACTTCGAGAAGGTGACCCCATGATCGCCCTCGCCTACATGGCCTTGCTCATCTACACGGAGCCACGGTGATGACAGAGATGAGCACGATCTTTCCGGAGATGACCGTCGAGGAAGAAAAATTTTGGTGGGCTGACCAGCAAGAAGCTCACAGGCTGGATCTTGAGCGCGAGCAAAAGGAAATTGCCGAATGGAAACCAGCTGATCACCATATCAACTGCCGCGACTGCGGCGTATTCGTCACGAAATGGCGGTGGGTTCGCAAAGACCATCCACAAGCAATTCGTGATGGATGGAGACCGCTGTGCGGTTCTTGTTTCGATAACTACGACAACTACCCATAACCCCCTCTTCCACCTACCAGCCTGCCGGTGAACGGCGGGCGAGGAATCCGTATGACTAGAGATCAACTCCCGGCGCTGGCGGCGGCAGTCGCGCGCGCCATTGAAGCGGGTAAAGCAGCCGCCGAAGCCGCACCGAACGACGGTGGCAGCGCAAATCTTGACCGCGTCTATGTCCGCGTCGGCCTCCTCCGCGAAAGCACCCTGGATAAGGCTGGAATTACTGGCTGGATGCAGGCCGCCACCACCTACCACGCCCGGGCGTTTCATCTGAGCACCCCATTCGCAGGCCAGGGTAACCGGCGCTATACCGGTGTTCAGGCCATGTACAAATCACTGAAGGCTGAGGGTATCGACTGCGGCGTCTGGTACCAAATGGATTAACCAACTTCCCTGCTTGCCGCTCAGCGCGGCCGGAGGCCTTCGCATGCTCGAAACTATCGAGGTGTCGCGCGTGAAGCGCTTCGCCGCAAACACGGCTGGCCGGGATTTCGCGGTCGGCGACATTCACGGGTATTTCACCCGGTTACAGGCGGCACTGGATGCGGCCGGATTCGATCCCGCAGTTGATCGTCTGTTCAGCGTTGGCGACCTAGTCGACCGTGGGCCTGAATGCCGGGACGTACTCGATTGGCTCGACAAACCATGGTTCCACCCAGTGCGCGGTAACCATGACGACTACGTGGTGCGCTTCAATACCTGTGATGCCGACAATTGGGTCTATAACGGGGGCGCCTGGTTCGCCGGACTGGCCCGCGATGAACAGCAAGAGTTTCGCGTGCAGTTCAGCGAGTTGCCGATCGCAATCGAGGTCGAGACGGCACAAGGACTGATCGGCATCGTGCACGCTGACTGCCCGTTCCCGTCTTGGTGGCAGCTGCGCGCCGAACTCGAATCGCCCGAGAGCAAAAAGCAGCTGAAGCTGGTGCAGAACAACTGCATGTGGTCACGCCGGAGGATTGAGCAAGAGGAGAAGCATGGCGTTGAAGGACTGCGCGCCTTAATCGTCGGGCATACACCGGTGCGCTCGCCGGCCACCCTTGGCAACGTCATCCACATCGACACCGCCGGCTGGATGCCAGATCGCGGCTATTTCACCCTGCTCAACCTCGCAACCCTCGAAACAATCCCGGCCACAAGGCCTCGACTCCTCCACGACTTCGATTAACGGAGCGCGTATGTCTCACATTGAAGAAAGAGAAGGCCGCATTTACGCGGCGCAGATGCTTGCGTCTGTCGTTTTCCTGCCGCGCTGCATGTTCGATGACCGCGGGCCAGTGGAGACGATGGCCTGCAATCTGGAAACGACGGCGATGGTCCGGCCTGCGGATTACGCCAAAGGCATCAAACAAATGATCGAGGTGGCACGCCATGGCCAACATTGATATCCACGAAAGACGCCTCGACGGCGGTGTTGGCAAGCTGCTGGACGTGATCGAGCGCGTACCGGAGCACCGCAAAGCCGGCCTCTTCGTCGAGTTCGACGGCGAGATGCACCCGGTGCTGACCGGGATTCGAAACTTCATCATCGTGACGACCGAGCGCTGGGCGCGGGTGTCGGCTGCGGCCTGGAGAAAGGTATGA